GTAAAAACAAGGAAGATGAAAAAGTAAGACCATCGTAGGTGAAATTCCTACTATTGATTTTACATTTTTTCTTATTTTTTTGCCTAATAAAATGGGCGTTTTAAATGAGAAAAGGTGTAAAAGGTAAGTTGTATTTGTATTTATTTTTACTATAAATGTCTAATTATTATCTAATAATTCAAATTATCTGGTCTATAAGGACCGCATAATTTTATCATAAAAAAATAAAAAACTTTTTATTCATCGTCATCTTTATCTCTCTTCGTCTCTGTCTTCATCTCTGTCTCTGTCTTCGTCTTTTTATTTACAAGGAAATATAAATCCATCTGTTTTTAAAATTTCAATAATTTCTTCTTTTACAATAATACTATTAGCAATTTTTATATCTTCAAATTTTTTAATATTTTGGTGATTTTTTGTTAAGTCAAATATATGATAAATTTTTTGTAATATTTCTAAATCCTGTATGTAATTGGTATTAGATACTAACCAATCATAAAATTCAATATTTTTTTGATTATTATATTGGTCCTGATTATTTTCTTCTTTTATCTTTGCTTTAGAGAATTTTTTAAAATACTTTAAAGTAGTATAAAGATTGGGGGAATTTTTAGTTTCTTCTACTACACTATTATAATCTGTACCAGATAACACACATATTTCTCTTAAATCTTTTTGGTTAATACATAGTGTTTCAAGTATACTTTTTGTATCATATAAAACAGCTGTATGATTTAAAAGGCTCATATATCTGATTACTCTAGGGCAACCATATACAAACATATCCATGTCTTCACTCAATGTAGCCCACACTTTTCCTTTAATAGCCAATAATGCGCATATCTCATCAGATTCACCAGGCGCATCATAATATGTTGCACCATGAGCTCTTATTAATCTTTTAACTATTTCAGTATCTTTTCTGCTAATATTTACAAATTTTTTCTTTAATAAATCCATATTTGTGATTATTTCTTGTTTTTCAATTTCATCCATATGTTCATTTATAACTAATTTATTTTTTAGAATAATATATTCTTCTTCAGCAGCTTTTTTGTCTTCCTTGCGTTTTTGTAGTAACTCTTTTTTTTCATCAGGAGCTTTTCCATCAAAGATAAATATTGGAATAATATTGTAATGTCGTAGAACAGACAACAATAAATATATATTCTCAATAAGGCAATTTTCAGAAGCATATTTATACATATAAATACTAATATCAATAGCAATTTTTTTACCAGATAATTGCTTTAGAGATATTAGTTTTATTGCTTGTGTTGCTTCTTCTTTAAAGAAACGGTTTAAATAACGGATACCCATAAATACGGAATTAGATTTGTGTCTATGAATACCGTTTATTTTTTATTTCTCAATTTTTTTTATCTTCCACCTTTGAAAAGGTGGAGCCAAACCTTATACTTTTATTTAAATTATTATTATTTATAATAAAATTGAAAATAATTATTATTTTAAATATTAATTTATAAATTCAGAATGGTTTTTATATACACACTTCAATTAGAAGGAGGAAAATATTATATTGGAAAAACAAATAATCCACAATTCCGGTTAGAAAGTCATTTTAATTCAAATGGCTCAGAATGGACCAAACTTTATAAACCAATAAGGATTTTAGAATTGAAGCCAAACTGTGATGATTATGATGAAGATAAAATTACACGACAATATATGGATAAATATGGAATAAATAATGTTCGTGGTGGTTCGTTTGTTTCTATAAAATTACAAAAACATACAATAGATACTTTAAAACAAATGAGAAATGGAACAAATGATAAATGTTTTGTTTGTGAAAAAGTAGGACATTTTGCGAAGGATTGTCAAGAAGATGAATGTTGGGAAACTGATAGCGATGAAGAATACGAACTTATGTGGGTTTGCGAATGTTGTGGAAAAGAATTTACAGAAGAGAAAAAATGTGAAAATCATGAAAAATATTGTAACTCAACAAATAAAAAACAAAATATTTATGAAAGTAAAGAGGATGATGATGAAGATGATGATGAAGATGATGAAGATGATGATGAAGATTGTTGTTTTCGTTGTGGAAGAGAAGGTCATTATGCTTCATCTTGTTACGCTTCAAAACATATTAAAGGATATTATTTAAAATAATATCTCATTAAACATATAGAAAAGTTTGGCTCCACCTTTTCAAAGGTGGACAAAAAAATTGAAATGCTTTTTTAATAAAAAATAAAAGCACAATTAAAACTAAGAATAATGAAGACCAGATCCCAAACTCAACCTCTTGAATTAACCGCACTCAGCTTTGTCAAATATGAAGTCGATATTGACTTTGATGGAGCACTCAAAGCATGGCAAGCAAATAAAAAAAGCATTGGACAAAGTAGTTATAAATATGTGTGTCAAAAAGTTGGTAATAGAGGAACAAATTGTATTTCCAAATGCCTATCAGGAGAGCATTACTGCGCGACACATTTAAAAATGCTGTCTAAGAAATAATACAAAATTTAAAAATTTTAAAATACAAATTAGAGAGAAAAAAAAAGAAAAAATAAATGCTAACTAACCTAGTTCACAAATACTCATGCGCAAATTTGATAAAATATATTGGTAATTATTTTTTTTATTTTTTCTCTCTATTTGTGCCAAAAAATGTTCTGTTTCTTTTATTGAACTCAATAAACTTTTTATTTTATAATTTTTTTTAATAAAATCACAATATTCTTTTTGATTTAAAGAAGTTTTTTTAAATTGTAATAAAGAGGGATTATTCTGATCGCACCATGATAAAAATCCTTGGTAATTATTTATTAATATCCCTTTAATAATATAATAAGATAAAACATTTGTTTTTTCCTTATATAAATTCTCTCTAAGAACTTTACTATGTGGTGAATTAGAATATAAATCTGTATAAGTTAACCCCATGAAGTTTAATGTTTTTACTAATTGAAAAAAACTATATGTTCTCTCAAAATTTATAAAAAATTCAGAATAAGAGAGAAAATCGTTTATATTTGTCTTGTCCTTTATTAAAAAAAAACTACAAAATAGCGAATTAATAATTTCAGCCCAAAATTCCGTATACGATTCAAATAAATTTACATCAGATGACACTTTAAAAATATCTAAAATACACTTATGAGCATCATTATTATTCATATCTGAAAAATCTAAACCAAAATTATGAAATGTTTCATGAATAAATACCTTAAACCATTCCTCTTTTCTGAATACAACTATTTCGGAATCTTTTGGACAAGTAGTAGTAAATGCTGTATTTACATTAATTTCATCTAAAATAAAAATATTTGAATATGGTAAACGCTTTTCGAGAGAAGTAAAATAAAAATAAACGACTAATGAATTCGCACATTGTTTTGACGAATATTGATTTAATATGTATAACCACATGATAATTGTATCTACATACCTATTAAAGGTATCTAATTTTAATTCAATATTATCTTCTTCAACAATAAAATGGATCTTTATATTTCGACCATAGAGAGAAAATGTGTAAGTTAATTCAGACATTGCTAAATTATCAATATGATTTCGCACTAGTTGAGGAAAGCTGTTAGAATTAAAAATTTGAGGTCTAGTTATTTGTGTAGCACTAAGTAGTTTTTTAGTACTTAATGTATAATATTGGCCTTTGTGTTTTATTTTAAGTAAATATTTATAGGCATTATAAATGTCATAATATAATTTTTTTAAAATAGATATAGTTTTTCTATTTTGTTTTACTGGATGAATATGATTATTTTTTGTAAAAAATAACATTAGTTGTTTACTTTTTTCAGATAATTTCATTCTTATAATAATATATTATTTATTTTATTATTTAATTACTAATTTTATATATAATTACTAATTTTATATATAATTACTAATTTAATTATTTGTTAATTATATATATTATATGGATACTACAATTATAATAATTATTTTAGCAATTATTTTATTTATTTTAATTGCTTTAAATCATATTAAAATTTCTCAAACTACAACGGTAACAACAACTGAAATAACCAGGAAGCCATCATGTTCTCAAACTACATTTGGTTGTTGCCCAGATGGTGTAAATTCAAAAATAAATTTTTATGGAACAAATTGTCCAGGGTATCGTCCTAGTCCAGGATATTTACCAACACCACAGCCTATCGGCGGTTGTTCTGGCACACGTTACGGGTGTTGTCCTGATAATATGAAGGCAAAAGTAGATCCGCAAGGCAGTAATTGTTTACTCAAATAAAAATATTGTAATTAAATATAATATTTAAGTATTATAAAATGTCTATGAGAGAGGAAACTATTTTTGTTGTTTCAAATGAAGAAGATGCTGTTGTTGAAGAAATTGTAAGGGAAAAGGAAAAAGCTCAAGAAGTTACTGGAAAATCAAAAAAAAATGTAGAGAAAATAAAAAAGAAATTTGAAAAGGAAATTAAAATAGATAAAATACAAGAGGTAAAAATAACGGAATCAGAAGTAAAGGTAAAAGAAGAATTAAAACAAGAAGTTATAAAAGAAGATGATAATCTAGATGAGATAAAAATAGAAGAAACAATACAACATATAAAAGAGGTAGTAAAAGAAGTAGTAAAAGAAGTAGAAAAAGAGGTAGTAAAAGAGGTATCTACTGATTTATCATTAAATACTATTTTACTTGATTTTTCAAATAACTCTGTTAGAGAAATTTTATCATATATGAGACAAAAATATGACGATAAAGAAAATATCGATATAGAGAATTATTGTAGAAAAATTAATTGCGTTTTAACTCGCAATGACATGTCTATTATCAATATATTATTAGCAAAAAATCCAACATTATTGTATGATATTGAAAAATCAGCAATGAACATTATTAAAAATAATACTATCGAACCGAAGAATGTACCTGAATTATTTCTTATTGTTCAAATACTTTATACAGGAGTATTAACTATTTCTAAAACTCAATTCGAAAACAATACCCGTAGTGCTTTTTGTGGAACATTAATAAAATTTGTTTTCCATAGTTTGATAGAGAGAAATAAAAATGCGGAAAACGAAACTCAAATATCTTCAGATTTACTTCATTTAGATCAATTAATTGATACATCTATTAGTTTATTAAATTTCAAGTCTATTATTAAACCAAAAGCTTGTTGTTCTATTATGTAACAAATTTTTAGAAATCACTAGTTTTAGGATACAAATTTAGATTAATGATAAAAAACAACTATCTAGACGTTTAAAATATGAGTTGCTATGTAATTTATGAATTAAAATAAATATTAAGTAATATTATAATGACATCATCTTATAACACACCAAGTTGGGGGATAAATTCAACTTTTGTATTCGATCAAACTAGTTCGACACCATTTTCATCAGGTACACAAGATATGTTTGATTCTACAAATAGACCGGGTGTTTTTTTGATGAACGGTAGTCAAGGCAATACGACAGCATATTATCCTATTTTTTGTAGTGTATCGAATACTGCTTTTATAAATGTACAAAATGGAACCGACGATGCTTATTTAGTATATCCGGGATATGGATTTCAATTATTTAATGCAGCAAATTATTCAACACAAAATAACGCGAATTATTCATATACTTATTTTAATTCTAGTAATCAACCTGTTGTATTTAGTTTATATACTACTGCGACTAGCCTAGCTTTTCCAAACGCGGCTTGCGGTGTTTCGTCACACAATGTTACTCCAGGTTTTGGAATAAACAGATATCCAGTCAATTCAACTAGCTCAATTAGAATTTATTATAGAAATACTACCTCCATTACTATTTCAGGAATATCATAATAATGTAAAAAAATTACAAAATACAAATAATACAAATAATTATTTGTATTTTACATAATAATTTATTACACATTTATTCGGTCTTCTCATTGCGTTTAATCTTATCACGAACTAACATAAGTTCATCAAATACAGCAGGTTCTTTACCTCTCATAAAATGTGTTAACTTAGCTTCATTTGTAGCAAGTAATAAATTTTTTAGATCCTCATTTTGAGAAAACTTTGCGTATTGAGCCGCATACATTTCCTTTTTATTACGAGCACCAAAGAAATCAGAGTCAACAGATACTTCAACTGGTCTTAATAATTCTCCCTTATATTTGCCTGATTTGCCTCCAGCTCCCTTTGCCATAGCAGTATCTTTTGATAAATCTGTTCCTGAATCAAGAGAGAAACTCAAATAAAAGTCTGGATGAGTTTTCTTAAATTTAGAGCCCTGGTAATAATGTTCTACTGAAGCCCATTGGTGATTATCCAATGAAAATGGTTGAACCCAAAAATTAGATAACTTTTTACGCCATTGTGGAATAGTTGCTAGCTCAGAAAATTCCTTAAGTCTTTCTGATGGAATTTTCTCTCCACTACCTTTTCCAGGAAGAGGTTTATCTAAAGACTTTGAGTAAAATTGAAAAATAATATCATCATTATATAGTCCTCTCAATTTACTTTCAGAGAGATCTTCATATTTTGCTTCTTTTATTTCTTCTCTTGTTTTTCCTGTTTTAAATTTAATAAAATCAGGAATAATAGCAAATGGTCCAGAATTTCTTTCCATACACTTATCAGCAATCATCTTCTTTATATCATAAGGTATTTCAGAAAATTTAAATATTAATTTTTTTTTATAGGTTATTAATTTATAATGATCTCCCGTATGATCTACAATAATATAAAACTCTGGTGTGAAACGACCTCTTTGAACTAATATTTCATCACTTAAATGTCCACATTGTAAAACATTTTTCATATCACCGCTTTTAAATAATTCACTAGACATAACAATAAATTTAATATTTAATATTCTCTCTAATGTTGTTATAGCCCATGTATCTGCCCAAAAATCACAATGTCTTATCTTATTTTTAAAAGCTTCAATAGTATCAATTCCTTTCATAAATTTATATTCTGTAAGTATTTGAGTTGTTATTTTTTTTTCTTTAACAAGTCTATCATGTTGTTCTTTTACCTTTTTGGCTTCACTTGAAATAATTTTTTGTTCATTTCTATCAATTACTTCAGCAAATCTCTGCTGTAACATTAAATATTCTGATTCCAATTCTTTTATTTGTTGAGTGTCTTTAATAAGAGCAGCATAATACATATCATAGTGCTCTTTATAATTTAAAAAAATCTTTTCAGTAACATCTTTTGATAATTTTTTTCTTAATTTATTTACAGATGTGTGCTGAGCTATACTAGAAAACGCATCTCTAACAGTGGCAAATAAACAATCACCTCCACCTTCATTATCTATTATACCATAAAACTTATTTTTCATAAATTTTGTAACCCATGTATCTTTTGGATCAGCATGATATTTTTCTTTATAATCTTTAGCTTGCTTGGCAGTTTCTTCATTTAATAAAGGTGGCAATGGAACACCTTTTGTAAAAACAAAAATGTCCTTTCTCTCTTCAGGTATTTCATAAAATTCATTATAATCATTTGCTGCTTTTTCTTCATCAGAAACTTCTCCTTCTTCTTCTTCATCTTCTTCATCTTTTGCTTCACCTTTTTTTGATGGTAATCTTATAAGAGGAACTTCGGGTTTTAATCGCAATTTATTTAAAAATTTTTCAGTAACAAACGCATAAATTAATGGGTCATTTATTTTTTCAACATCTAAATTACTATCTTCATCTAATAGAGACATATAATCTGAAGCTTTTATTTCATAAACACCAATTTGAACAACTTTATTATTATATTTAACTAAATAAATTGGAAAATACATAATATTCTTGTCTTCAAATGTATTTTTTCCACTGCCAACAGCAATAATTACATCTACGCCTTTTATTTCTAATTGATATAGATTAGCCTCCATTTTAAGATCTGCTGAATCGACACTTTTTAATTCAGGATAACTAACATCACTATCTATTTTTGATAACACCATATAATATTACTATATTTTATATTTAATACAAATTAAATACAAAATACAAATTTTATTTTTACCACAATATATATTTTTTCATAAATTTATCATTTTTTAATTCATTTATATAAAACCATAAATTTTGTCTTTTAAATACAATATCATTATTAATAGGATCATTTTCAAAATTTACCAAAATTTCTATAGTTTGTTCCTTATTACATTTATTGGTTTTTATTTCTTTTAAAAAACCATAGTATTCGCATATAACTAATAATTCTTTAACAGTATAGTTTTCATTATAATTAATTATTTGTGGCATTGCTATTTCATGATTATATAATTGTTGATCTTCTATTTGTAGTAATAATTCATTTATATCAAAATCTGTAGTATCATTTTCAGAATGAATTAAATCTACTGTATCATGTAAAAAAAAATGAATATTCTCATCTATATTATTTATGCTGGATTGTTCAGTCATTACTTAAATATTTCTTTATCTATTTAAATAATTATTTTACTATACTTTTTTCCACTTTTAAGAAAAGTGGAGCAAAAATTTTTAGAAAATATTATTTATAGTTTTATAATTTTATAAATGTGTTTGGCTCAACCTTTTCAAATGTGGAATTACATATCAATTAAGTCCATAAATTTAAACAATGATTTATTTGTTAAGCTTTTATAATCTTTCACCTTACTATTGGCAATTTTATCAATGACTTCAGAAATAGTATATCCTTCAATTGATAAATAATCATCACCGTCATCATTATTATACAATTCCTTCTTATATAATATTACAACTGTTTCAGTTAATTCATCTACTTCATTTTTCTTATTATCTTGTGAAATAAAAGTATAAAGTTGTGAAAGAAGATTTCTAGTTATATTCATTATCTTTCCCTGAGTAATCATACTATTTGACATTAAATTCAAATAGAAAGCAGCAAGAGCCTTTCTCTTTTCATTTATTTTATTAATTTCACAAAATTTATCATAATTTACCTTAGGATCAACATATTCAATTATATTAAATAGCTCTGTAAAATTTTCTAAATTTTTCTCAAAAGTATCTTTCATTGTAGGATATTTACTAGATAATTCAGAATATAAATCAGCATATACTTTTGAGTAATATCTATTTGTAGAAGCAATATCAAATAGAGTTGCACTCAATCTTGCCATATTATCAATAGTAATATTTTCACTAATTAATCTATCTATTATATCAAAAATTTTATTAACTATATCTATGTAATTTTTATCTGTTAATTTATTAAGATTTGCTCTTATAGCATCTATATCAGCATCAAGACCTGCTTTCTCTTCAATCTTTGTAGGCTGAAAATTTCTAATAGCATTCCAATCTTCATCATTTATAATTTCTTGTGCCTTTCCGCGACGACCTCTTTTAAAACCTCCATTGCCATTTTCTCTAGTTGTTTCAGATTTAATTGGATTTTCTTGTTTTTGAAATACAGGTGTTTTCACGTAATCAGGTGATCCAACTTGTAACGCCAATTCAGAAATTCTATTTAAAGTTTCATCTGGCAATTTATAACTAAATCCTTGAAAAAGGATTGAATTAAAATCATCAATACTATATTTGTTAATACTAACCGACATTATAATAGTATATTATAATATACCATACCATTTATATCAATTTTTTTAAAAATATAATAATATTTATAAATACACTTAAATAGATTTGATGATAATATATATATAATGTCAGCTAATTCTACAGTTAACGATCTATTTGGTATTAACGAAGACGTATATGATTCTTCGTATGAAATTCTAGCATGGGATGATCTAGAAATTGATCCCAATTTATTAAGAGGTATTTATGCTTATGGTTTTGAGAAACCTAGTCCTATTCAACAGAAGGCTATAAAGCCTCTTATTCTTAAAAAAGATATTGTAGCGCAAGCACAATCTGGAACAGGTAAAACAGCGACTTTTACTATTGGTGCCTTAGCAAATGTAGACATCACTGATAATAGCACGCAAATTTTAGTTTTATCTCCAACAAAAGAGCTTACTACACAAACAGCAAAAGTATTTGCTGGACTAGGAGGTATGCTTGATGGTCTTCGTATTAAGACTGTTTATGGAGGTTCTGCTTTTGAAGAAAGTAGTAGTTTTTCAAATAAAACAGTCCCTCATGTTATTTGTGGTTGTCCTGGACGTGTTTATGATATGATGCGTCGTGATAAAATTAATTCTAGAAAAATTAAGCTAGTTATTTTAGATGAAGCTGATGAAATGTTATCTAGTGGATTTAAAGACCAAGTTTATAATATTTTTCAGAATTTTAGTAGCACTATTCAGGTCGCGCTTTTTAGTGCTACTATGCCTGACGGTATTAACACTATTATTAGTAAAATTATGAGGAATCCTGTAAAGATTAGTGTTAAACGAGAAGCATTAACATTGGAAGGTATTAAACAATATTATGTTGCTATTGACGATGATCACCAAAAATACGCTACATTAAAGGACCTTTTTTCATATTTATCTATTTCACAATGTATTATTTATTGTAATAGCATTAAACGAGTTCAAGATTTATATGAAGCAATGAAGGATGATGAGTTTCCAGTTTGTCGTATTCATGGTAATATGGATAAAACTGATAGAGAAACTGCTTTTAATGATTTTAAAACTGGAGGTTCTCGTGTATTAATTTCTTCCAATGTTACTGCTCGTGGTATTGATATTCAGCAAGTTAGTATTGTTATTAATTTTGATTTGCCAAAATGTGTCCACACATATCTTCATAGAATTGGACGAAGTGGTAGATGGGGTAGAAAAGGTGTTGGAATTAATTTTATTACTAGACGAGATGTAAGTAAGATTAAAACAATTGAAGAACATTATTCTACTCAAATTTCTGAAATGCCTTCTGAATTTGGGTTTTTATCTGGAATTTAGATTATAAAAGTAATTTTAAAAGTTACTTAAAAATTTAGATAATAAATTATATAGACACATTATGTCATATGATTATTTAATGTATACAGCATCTGTTTGGTTTTTTCTTTGTTATATTCCAGATTTTTTTGCTAATATTATAAATAAAAACGCAAATATATATAATGTATATGAAAAATTAATTATTCTAATAGCTACTACTTTTGCTTTAAGTTATTCAATTACTATAAATAATAATGCGCTAATTATTAATTATGCGCCAATTTTTTGTTTAGATTTTATATCTTTATTAATGAAGTCATATTATGCTTATAAAAATAGAAATATAGATGTTCGTGTATTAAATGGTAAAATAGCTTTTGAAAATGTATTACATCATGATATTGAAACTCCTATTCACAATATTGAAAATCATATTTGTAATAAACCTTTATAAAATTTAGATATATATTGCTTTTTATTTTTGTAAATTTATATTATATTATAATATAATATAAACATGAAGTTTAACACGAAAATAAAAAACATTAATTTTTTTGTAATAATTATCATATTAATAATTACTTATTTTATTTTTAAACGACAAATTAATATTAATTTAATGTTTTTTATGTACGATATTTACGCATTATTTGGATTGTATTGGCAAACAGAACCTGAATATTGTTCACCAATGAAATATGGATTTACACCAGTTATGCCGTTAGAATATTATGCCGAATTTAATAAAGCAGTTTTTGATAGAATACCAACTGGAGATAATACATTGAATAATGAGGAGGTCATGAGAATATGTGATAGAAATTTAGAATGGTTAAGAAAAAATGGTGAAATATATGATAAACCAAAAAAAATTGAAGTTTTGTATGTAGATCAAAATGATTTTAAAGAAAAAGTTTTATATTATGTTAAAAATGATTATCCATTTGTGATGCGAGGAGTAGATTTAACATGTTTTAAAAATATGAGATACGATGCTCTAATGAAAAAAGCAGGCAATAATAAAGTTTATATGAGCCCTAGTGCGGAAGAAAGTTGTCCAGATAATGTATTTACTGAACTTAAAAATGTTGCTAAAAATAAATGCTATATAACAAATTCTACCAATTTATTTTATCATTATGAAGATTTACTTCCTGATTCTGATATGGATATTATTAAAAATATATTAGACGGTTATATGACAAATAATAGTAAGCAATTATTTTTAGGTGTTGTAAAAGGTACTGGGACAGCTATGCACGCAGCTTACACAAATAATTTTTTTATAATGATACAAGGAGAGAAAAAATGGACATTTTTTAATCCAAATCAATTAGCACTTATATACCCTTGCTTTCAAGAGAAAGGTATTTACATGGCATCAGAAACTAGATTTTTAAATATGGATACATATATATCTATTGATAAATTTCCATTAATGAAATATGTAGAAAGATATGAAATAGAATTAGAAGAGAGAGATATTTTATATAATCCTATGTCCTGGTTCCATTCTGTTTATAATAAAACAGATATTTCTGTGGCTTGTTCTACAAGATGGTCTAAATCGCCTAATATTCCTGATGCCCATATGTTGCGTTATGGTCATATGATTAATCCTGAGTTAAGAAGTTATGTAAAAGACATTTATATTAGCACTGGTGTGCTAGGAATATCACAAATTGATGAGCATAAACATATGATTGGAGAGAATGATCCAGATGCTATACCTTATTGGGATAAATATACAAATGATTCACATAAAATTTGTAAAGATGAAGATTGCTCTATTCATTGGCATAAAAATACAAATAATTATATGTATATATAAATATTTCTAATCAAGTTATAAAACTGTAATAAAAATTTATATATATTTATCAAGATTATATACAAGTAAATTCCATATTATAAAATAGAATATATACAAGTTAATAATATGACTAGCCCATTTTTGTCGTGTATAATTATATACTTTGAGTAAAATAATTGTAGCTAATACAAGAGTTGGCGCTAACACACTTATTAACAAATATCTATTTTCTTTTGAAAGGTTAAATTGTTTAGCTAAGAATAATGATAATACATTCATTAAACCTAAAGCAACTGGTGCTAAAAAAGTATATGATTTATAACTAAAATTAAAGTCTTTTTTCTTAAATTGTAACACACAAAAAAAATAAGGCAAAAATACCAAACACGATGAACCAATAACAAATGCTCTTAAATACTCATTATCCATATTTATATATATAAATATTTATATAAATATTTATATAAATATAAAATATATTATTCCATATACCATTATAATTACACATATTTATCTAGATTAAATACAACAAAATTCCAAACAATAAAATATAATAAATATAACTGTATATAATGACTAATTCTATGAACAAAAGTATAGTTATATACGTTAAAAACGGTTACTGTAATCATAACTAGTGTAGGAGCTAAAATACTTATTAATAAATATCTATTTATTTTTGAAAGATTAAACTGTTTAGCTATGAATAATGACGCAACATTCATTAATCCTAAAACTATTGGCGCAAGAAAAGTATAAAATGTATAATTATAATTAAAGTATGATTTCTTAAAACGCGATACCACAAAAAAATATGGTAAAAATACCAAATATGATGAACCAATAACAAATGCTCTTAAATATTCATTACCCATATTATATATAGATATTTAATAGATATTTAATACAAATTTAATAATTGAATTCGTAAAATAACAACAATATAAATTCTTTATAAAATATAATGTTTAATACAGATTTCTTTTATAAAGAAGATAAAGAAGATAAACAAGATAAAGAAGATAAACAAGATAAAAAACTAGGTAAACAAGATGAAGATCAAACTAGCACTGTGAATAAAATTAATGATTTTTTTAAGTTACCTATTTACTATAATGAAAAGAAGATTGCTCTTAAACAAAATTTAATAACAGATTTAGAACTTATAAAAACTGTAGATACATCTTCTAACTCAATTTATTCATTTTATTTTAATACTGATAATGATGTATCTAATAAATTAACAGAACAAGTTGCTGATTTTTATACAACTGATATTTCATTCTTAAAAGATAATCAAAAACTTATTAAATCATATAATCCTCCTATAAGCAAATATACATATTATTCGCCAAACTATAAATCGATTATAAATATTTGGAATGAATTAAAAGTTGACAGCGGTTTTAGAGAGAAATATTACTATCTTGATTGGGAAATGATTGAATTTTTAAATACATCTGAAATTTTTCTACAATTTATGAGCATTTATAACTTATGTTCTCCTATTTTCTCTCTATTTATTCCTGTAATTATACTAATCATACCATTTTTTATTTTAAAAATGAAAAATATTGAAATAACAGTTAGCGAATATATTAGTGTATTAAAAGTTGTTGCGCAAACAAATGCTATTGGAAAATTATTTACAGTAAACTTTAGCGATATTGGAACACAAGAAAAATTATATATTTTAATTTCAGCAGGGTTCTATTTATTTTCTATTTACCAAAATGTCATGGTATGTGTTCGTTTTAATAATAATATGAAAACTATTCACAATCATTTTAGGGAAATTGAAGTATATTTAGATAATACTGTTCAATCAATGGACAATTATCTTAAATACGCAAACCAAATGACTTCTCATAAAGGGTTTAATGACCAATTAATTAAAAAACGAGAGATTTTAGATAAAATTAATTCCAAAATAAAGACTATTTCAGAATATAGCATATATAATATTAGTAAGCTTAAAGAAATTGGAAGAGTATTAAAATATTTTTATGAATTACATACAGATACTACATATGAAGATGCTATCATGTATTCTATAGGATTTAATGGTTACATCGATTGTATAGAAGGGTTACAGAAAAATCTTCTAGAGAGAAAAATTAATTATGCTAGTTTTGTTGACAGCAATAAGAAAATTGTATTTAAAAATAGTTATTATGCTAGCTTGATGAATGATAAACCTATCAAAAATACTATAAAATTAAAGAAAAATTTAATTATTACTGGACCCAATGCTTCAGGAAAAACAACCATTTTAAAATCAACGCTTATTAATATTATATTTACACAGCAATTTGGATGTGGATTTTATCAATCGTCAAATTTTAAACCATTTGATTATATTCATTGTTATCTAAATATTCCTGATACATCTGGACGCGATAGTTTATTTCAAGCAGAAGCAAGAAGATGTAAGGAAATTTTGGATATTATTCAAGAAAATAAAAAAGCGACGCATTTTTGCGTATTTGATGAACTTTATTCGGGAACAAATCCTGAAGAAGCCGAGGTAAGCGCTATATCATTTATGTTATATTTACAAAAATATAAAAATGTTACATCAATGCTTACAACACATTTTATTAAAGTCTGTAAAAAATTAGATAAAGAAACTAGTATTCAAAATTATAAAATGATTACTGAAAAACAAAATAATAAAATTATTTTTATGTATAAATTAGATAAAGGAATTTCGGAAGTAAAAGGCGGAATAAATGTGTTGACAGAAATGAATTACCCTAAGGAAATTATTGAACACTCTATTAGTCAACAGTAATTCTTGTAAAATTATAAATAAAAATAATATAAATAAAAATAATATAAATAAAAATAATATAAAAATAATATAAATAAAAATAATATAAATTAAATTCGTTAATTAATAAATTAATTTATATATCCTTTCTGTAATAAAATGGCTTCCTTAGCAGATTTATTTAGTCCTACATTTTTAATATTTTTAGGAATATTAGTATTAGTAGTAGCTCTTCTAGTTGTTTATTTTGAAAGTAAAACGAGAGAACAAAATCACCGAATAGCATCCATGCTTAGTTTAGTATCCACTTTAGCTGAAGATGTTAATGGTATTAAATTTGGTTTAAATCATTTGGCTGTAAATTATATGGGAGGTGGCCAACCTTTAGCACAAAATACTGAAACTAATAATTTTCTCAATCAAGAAAATCTAATTCCTGTATCTGACGATGATAATGACGATGATGATGATGACGACTTTGAAGAAGAGGATGAAAGCAATACTTCAGAAGATGAAAATACAGTTTTATTACTAGATGAAAATGATAGTGATGATGGTGACAATAATATGGAATTAATTGAAAATGAAGTTGATAGTGATAGCGACAGTGAATTTGGTGATAGATTAGAAGTCAAAGTTTTAAAGATCAATATTAGTAATGAACTTAACGATGATATTAATGAACTTAATGATAATATTAATGAAATAGAATTAGAAACTAGTAATGATTTAAATGAACTTGTTGATGATCTAGAAGAACCAGAAGAACTAGAAACAATAAATGATGAACAAAATATTACAGATACACAACATGATCTCGATTTTGATATTAGTAATTTAAAGACAATTAATATCAATTTAGAAGAATCTAAGAATGATGCTACTGATTATAAGAAACTTTCCATCCAGAAATTAAGAAGCATTGTTGCTGAAAAAGGATTAGCTGGAGATACTTCAAAATTGAAGAAACAGGATTTATTTAAATTACTTGGTGTTGAATAAAGATTTAAAAGATTTTTATATTAATTTTATCTTATAAATATATAAATGAGTTGGTCGACCTGCTACTCCGGATCTAATAATTATCAATTTAACTCTCCACCAATCATGTCAGATGGTCGCAATTGGGCACAATGGCAACCGGACGCTGTGGTTAACGAGAGAATTCAAAGACAAGAAGGTATTCAAAATAACTGGACATATCGCCAGTTCCTCCAAAATAATGGACTTCAAATTATGAAATACAATACAACCGAAACGTGCTATACATTAGGTTTAGATCCTCATGTTAAATCCGATCGCACACCATCAGATAATGTCCCTTACAAATTTAGAAATGTATTTGACACAAGTAAACCTGGGTTTGGATACTGTAATAGTGATCTTAAAAATCCTTATTTGACCACCGAACAATTAAATGCTCGATTAATTGCCCCTTCTATTAATCCTGCTAATTTTTCAAATTAAATAAATAAATATATTATTTATATATGTATTTATTCGTTGGGATTACACAATTTATGAAAATTTTTAATCCATATTTTAGAAAACATTTATTAGAGACACTAGAAAGTCACGAATATTTATTTTTAAATACATTCTTAGTGGCATTTTTTGTAATGTTATATTTTATTTATACATTATTTTCGCATGACAAGTATATTCATAAATTAGCATATAAAATTAGAAATCTAACAACAACACAAATAGTTTATTTTATTATTATTGCGCTTGTAACTGTTATATCATCCCTTATTCTTATTCATTTTGATAAACATTATAATACACCATTAATTAATGGATTATTTACCAAAGTAGTAGCAGCTGCATTATTATTATTAGTCGGAATTTTTATATTTAAGGAAAATTATAATTATAAACAAATATGTGGTATTGTTTTAACTGTAGTTGGATTATTTTTAATTTCTTGTAAATAAAGATTATTAACTGTAAAAAAGATAAAAGATAATAAATTAAACAACCAATTTAAATATTTTAATTTATATTATTAAATGAAAATATTATCTATTGATGTTGGAATTAAAAATTTAGCATTCTGTCTTTTTGATAAATCAGAAGATCTATCACATTTTAAGGTTACAAAATGGGATATTATTAATATATCAGAACAAGAAGATGATTTGCTTTGTGGATTTACTGAAAAAAATATTACCTGTAATAAACCAGCTAAATTTAAGAAAAATGATCAGTGTTTTTGTTTAAAACATTCAAAAAAACAATCAAATTTACAAATACCAACATCTCAACAAAAACCAGCCTTTATAAATAAACAAAAAATTCAAAAACTTTGTGAAATAGCAAGTAGTCATGGAATAAAATATCAACTAAAGGTTAAAAAAAATGATTTAGTTCAATTAATTAATGAATATGTTCATCAAAATTATTTTGAAAATATTGAAAGCAAAAGAGCTGACAAAATTAATTTGTTTAATATTGGATTAAATATTAAAACAAAATTTAACAAATTATTTGAAACTGAAAAAAAAATAGATTATATTATTATTGAAAATCAAATAAGTCCTATTGCTAGTAGAATGAAAACTATTCAGGGTATGATTGTTCAATATTTTATTATGTCAAATATCCAAGTAGATCATATAGATTTTATTTCTGCTGCTAATAAGCTAAAAGATTTTGAAACAAATAAAAATAATAGTGAAAATAAAGACAATATAGACCTAGATAAGACATCAAAATCAGAAAAACCAGAAAAATCAGAAAAACCAGAAAAAACTAAATATAGTGAAAGGAAAAAAATGGGTATTTCCAAATGTTTAGAAATAATTACAAATGACTTTAGATTTAATGAACATGTTAATTATTTTAGCAAACATAAAAAAAAAGATGACTTATCCGATTCTTTTCTTCAAGGACTATGGTTTATTCATCATCATAAGTTGTAAATCGTATATAAAAACAAATTTATATATAAAAATAATTTAAATTTATTAATTTTATATATTTTAGAATTCGTAATACTTAAAATTAAATGTTCTAATGAATCAATAGATATAATGTCAGATATTTTGGAAATTACTGAATTAGATTTTAATGACAAAAGTGGCTGGGAAAACAAGTCCAGTAATTTTGGAGGTGGTCTAGAATTGTTAATGAATGATAAAATTAAGGAAAGTGGTGGCCCATCTAGTGATATTAATTTAGATTATTTAAATAATCTAGAAAATGAATTGAATAATCTTGTGGATGATATTCCTTCCAATAGTTATAAACCTAAATCTGATTTATTTAATAAGCCAAGTGTATCTTTTAATGAGGAACCTTCTATTAAATTTGGCGATTCAAATATTGGTCAAGGAACCGCTCAGACCGAGAATGATAGCAAAACATGGGATGGTTATGGAAAATTTAACAATATTCCAATGAACCCAGATAAATCAATTCCTATGGAACCAAAATTATCAAAAGAGGACATGCTTAGAGAGAAGTTTAAGTATTTAAGAAAGCTTGAAGGCCTTGAGAAGAAGGGAGTTGAGCTCTCAAAGAAGTATAATATGGAGTCATCTCTTCAGGAAATGATGGGCGAATATGAAACTATTATGGAAGAGAAGACTAAACAAAATTCAGTTAAGTTCCAAGGCAATATGTTAATGGCTTGTATTAATGGTATTGAATTTTTAAATGGTCGTTTTGATCCATTTGATATTAAATTAGATGGTTGGAGTTCTCAGGTTGAAGAAAATATGAATGATTACGATGATGTTTTTGGTGAACTTTATGAAAAATATAAGAGTAAGGCATCAATGGCTCCAGAACTTAAGTTATTATTTCAATTGGGTGGTAGTGCCATGATGATACATATGAGTAACACTATGTTTAAGAGTGCTATGCCAGGTATGGATGATATTTTGCGCCAAAATCCCGACTTAATGCGTTCTTTCCAAAATGCCGCAGTTAATTCCATGTCTCAATCCGCACCAGGCTTTTCCGGATTTATGGGCAATATGATGAACCCTGAACCACAAGTCCCTCAAGGACGCGGGCCTCCTCCACCAATGGCTACGCAAGGTCCTAATGCGGTTCCTCTGCCAATGGGAAGAGCTGGTAATAACAGTTATGGCAACAGACCTGATCTAAATATGGGACGCAGTTCTTTTGCTGAAGATGGAATTAGTCTTAGAGAGAATTTTGAAAGGCCAGATTTACAAGATAGAACCACTAAACGACCTGTTGGTCGTGCTGAAATGAAGGGGCCAAGCGATATTACTGATATTCTCTCTGGATTAAAAACTAAGACTATTAATATTCAAGAGCCTGCTTCTAATCCCTCAAATATTAGTAATATGAACGATAGTAGTACTATTAGTATTAGTGAATTGAAGGAGCTACAATCTGATGGTAATATGCCAAAGCGTAGTGGTCGTCGTAAGAAGTCTGCTAGCAATACTGTTTCTCTCGATATCTAAGGTAGAGACAAAATAATCCTTTTGTCATTACTTTTTTAAAAGTATATTTACATCATTTTTACACCTGTCCAATACATATTTTTTAAAGTTTTATTTAAAAAATAAGCATGAAATCTATTTGGTATCCATTTACACATAGGAACCATAGTATGTCTTATTTTGTTGTTCTGATATATACTTATAATTTTACTATATTTATCTGCTTTTTCATATGAGTCAAATGGATAACAATGAAACTTTCCTATAGATTGGGTGTCACCCTTATTTTCTACACATAAATATACTCGATCATACCAATTGTTTTTATTTGAATTACTATTATTTGGACTACTATTAGATGAATTACTATTATTTTGATTATAAGAATCATATATTAATGAGCTCTCGGTTAGTGATGCCATTATTTAATAATATAAATTTATTTTTAAACCTATATTATTAATATATTATTGAATATAAAAACATATACAACAAATTGAGAATAGATGTCCGACATCTATATTACATCCATAGCACCCATAACAATTACATAAGTCGCAGCCTTTATCTTGTTCTTTCTTCTTTTTTTTTACATCTTTTATTAAAATTTCTTCTATTTTCTCTCTATTATCCATTTTATAATAAATATTAAAATAATTTTTAAATAAATTTAATATAATTTTTAAATAATTATATTGATATTTATATTTAAAAAAAATATCTTTTAAATTAATAATGAGACAAAATACAAGACAAAGGTCTACACCAAATACCACCGCAAATAATTCAATGACAAAATGCCACAAAGGTGGTGTAAAAATTAAAGAAACTAATAACGGTTATATAGCAGATCCCTTTCAAAATGTTAATCCATTCAATATTGTCCCTGAAGAAAAGAGAGAAGATATTCAATATAATAAATCTGATTATAGTACTTTAGATTTAAATATTGATCATTATTCCAGACCTGAACTTTATCAATTATTTGGACTAACATCATCAATTGCTTTAACTGAAAACATTATGAAAGAATGTAAAAAAATGGTATTAAAAACACATCCAGATAAATCACAATTAGATAATAAATATTTTATTTTCTTTTCAGGAGCATATAAAAAATTATTAGGTATCTATGAATTTCAAAATAAAGTTAATTCAAAGAAAACTACAACTACAACTAGCGAATATCATGATACAAATAATGGCGAAGTTTTAGATAAAATGTTTGATATGAATACTGAATTAAAAGATCCTAAAAATTTTAATAATTGGTTTAACCAACAATTTGAAAAACATCGTTTAGAAGATCCTGTATCAAGTGGTTATGGTAATTGGCTTAAATCAGATGAGGACATTGTTTTCACACCCACAAATATTACAAAAGATAAAATGGCTTCAGAAATTGAAAAAAGGAAGAGAGAAGTAAAGGCTGTTACTACTTATACTGGAGTAGGTGATTTATTTTCTTCTACTTTTGGAGGGTCATCTTTAATGGCTTATGATAGTAATTTTACTTCAGGTTCTCTCTTCAGTAATGAAGGAATGGGTTTTACAGATTTACGTCAAGCATATGCTGAATCAGTTATTCCTGTTACAGAAGAAGATTATAATAATATTCAAAAATTTAAATCGGTTGATGAATATAAACGACATCGTGATGGAACAAATGTTGTTCCACTTAGTAAAGAGGAATCAATGCGTCAGCTATATCATGAAAATAAACAAAAGGATGAGGAGTCTGCCGCATTAGCATTTTATTATGCTCAGCAATCTGAAAAAGCTAAGAAAAATGAAAATGATTTTTGGACTGGATTAAAACAAGTGACTAATTGGTAATTTTACACCTTTAAGAAAGATGGAGCCAAATTTTATTATTTTGATCAACTTTTATTATACATTTTTCAAAGGTATTTAAATACATTATCATAATATATTTATATTATGAAAATTATAGAAAAAATAATTTTAATAACATCTTTGATAACACCATTTAATGCTGAATACATATTACGAGGTTGTAATAGAATAGGAAATATGGCTTTATATGGAATTTTTCTTGATATTTATAATAAAAGAAACATTTATTATTTTTCAATAACATTATTATTTATTGAATACATAAATAATCATACTATGTATTGTATTCTATTAGTATTATTATCATTCGCGGCTTTTATAAATAGTTGTATTAAATGGAGTGATATAATTTTTTATAATATAAAAAATTAATAGACAAATTTACAAATATAAATAAAAAATTAAAACAAATTAAACATATAATTTTATATTTATACAATAATATGAGACTTCTACCTATATTAACCAGCACATTATTACAAAATAGACGTATGAATACACTGCTATTTTCATCTATTACAAATTTGGATAAACCATCTTGTAATAGTTGTAAATTTTATAAACCAGAAAAACATGATAGATTCGACTCTACATTTTCAAAATGTTCTCTCTATGGAAATAAAAATCTTCATACAGGAGAAATAGAATATTCTTATGCTACTGATTGTAGAAAAAATGAAACTTTATGTGGACAAGAAGGAAAATTATACGAAGAAAATACATCAATAAGTATGTCAATACTTTCGCATCATTTTGAAAAATATTCAATAATATATCAAGTATGTATAGGTTATTTAATTATAGTTTATCTTACTATTAAATACTAAATAATATCTACATTTTCTTACACTACTTCATTATCATAAGATTTCACTTTCAGCATTTATATAAACATTATGGTCACTCCATTCTGAACGACATGTCGGACATGTTTTAGTTCTATTATAAGCATTACAACTAACAAACCAGCTTATAATAGCATATTCATTATAACAATTTCTACAACTACAGCATAACATATATCTTTCATTTTCTTGAATTTCCGCATGTTGTATAGGACACATATTTTGATCTTGTTCGCAAATCTTACGGTTTACCACTTGACTTATATAAGGAATATCATTTAATGAAACATCATATATATGTAAAGTCTCCTCATTGCGTCTAATATCTCTTTGAATAAAAGGTCGTATTATATCATCAATAGGTGTCAAAGGATGTGTATCAAAATCCTGATATAAATTTAAACTATTATGTATATTTCGAATATTAAATACACCGTCTCGTTGATTATAATTATTTTTACTTAAAGCATATACGCGAACCTTCTGTCTTCTATGTAAAAACTTTAGATTTAAAAAATGACTTTCAATACTATCAAAATTAATTGAACCTCTATAAGAATTATGTGTATTATTTTCATATAGTTCTTCAGAATTAAAAGGAAAATAAATCATATCATCACTTATTTTTACACATTTTTGTCTTATTAAATATGAATCATAATGAAATCGTATAAATTGATTTGTATAAAATTTAATTTCTTGTAGATATTCAAATATACGGGTTGATTCAATAAAAAATCCTTTAACAAAACCACCAAACCTGTTGGTTCTAATTCTAAACTCATCGCTATTTACATTATTTAAAGCATTTATTTGAATAGAACTTATTTTTTGAATACTATTACTACTTACATCTACATGAAATCTTAGGTTTCTTCGATCAATAGAATATGTCCTACATAATAAAGCAAAATTCATTTGTTGATCGTGATATATATTCATACTATTATTTCCAGCTAAATGAATACATGAATAATCAATCGCAAATTTAATTTCATAATTTTGTAATCCGCATAAATTTATGTTACCAAAAAACATATCAAATGGAATTTGTAAATATAATTTATTATTAATAATTTCTGGAGTTTTTAAATTCCATAATAAAGCTAGTGGTATTTTAACTATATCTCTGGTGCCAATAGTAAAATTTAATCTTAATGGATTTATATATGTTTGAAAAAATATTAAATTAGAATGATTATTTAGACTTAAAATAAGACATTCAGGTTTTATTTTATCAAATATTGGAGGATTATTTATAATTAATTCATTATTATTATTAAAATCATATGTTTTATAACCAATAGCAATATTTTCTGGAGTAAGAGAGTTTATTTCATCTTCGTGATTTCCTGATAATTGAAGTAATGAAGCGCCAATTTCCGACATATAAAGTGATATTCAAATACTTTTATATTACTTTTATATTACTTTTATATTACTTTTATATTACTTTTATATTACTTTTATATTACTTTTATATTACTTTTATATGTTGTGGAAAAAAAGACTTCCTTTAACCATAAATATTTTATAGCATTAAATAAATAATAATATAAATATAAATTATATAACAATGGGGAAAAAATCAATCCGTCTCTATTCAAATCCAACAGAAGTCTATCGCAGAGCAAAAAAATATCTTGGGAATACAGCAAAGATTGGACTTTCTACAAAAAAAGAAAAAAAATATATGGTTACCACACCGAACGGTAGGATTGTTCATTTTGGACAAATGGGTTATGAAGACTACACAAAACACAAGAATAAAACACGCAGAAAAAATTATCTCAACCGGTCATCAAGAATTAGAGGGGACTGGAAGAAAGATAAATATAGCGCTAATAATCTGTCAAGGATCCTTCTATGGTAAGTTAAATAAATTATTTTTTTAATATAATTTTTCTAAAAGTATAAGCCTTAAATAAATTATTTTTTTGCTATAATTTTTCTAAAAGTATAAGCGTTAAATTAATATAATTATTATTTAGCTTTATAATAAATGGAAAAATCAACAGAAGAAGATATAGTTGAATTATTTAATAAAGAAAATTGTATATTTAAACGTTATGGAGTTAATAAATACATTCTTGACTATGAAATGGAAAATAAAAATATTTACATGGAAAAAATTATAGATTTTTCATTAATTCAATTAATTTATAATTTAAATCCTGATATTTATGAACATATTGAATTTAATAAAATTAATGAAAATGAAGCAGTCGCAATTCTTTTAATTAAGCATTTTTTTGAAGATATAGGATTTCCACAAAGATACTCTTTTATGAATATTAAAAAAATAGTTGAAAAAAATAAAATTTTATTTAAAGCTCAAACAATTATACAGAATAAAAAACCAACAAACATTCCACCTGAAGCTCAAGTATTATATATAGATAATTTAACATGTATTTGTGATTTAATTACAGATCACAAAGTTAAAATATCATTTAATATTAATTTTAATTCAGGTTTTCACATTCCACTTTTTGCTGAAAAAATGATTGGAGTTATTATTTACAAAATATTTAAGAGATTAAAACTATTTATAGAAAAGATAACAATATAATAAAATGTTTGAAATTGTAAAACAATTGCTTTTTTTCTTTAATATTGGATTTATTTTAAGTTCTGAAGCAGTATTTTATTTATTCTTTGGTAACTACTTAAATTGTATTAATCGTCTTACAACCCGTTTATCCTCTATAAATATTTTATATGTTAAAATTTTTCAAGCAATAGCTTCTAATAATAGTTTAATTGACGAAAAAATAAATAATGAACTTTTAAAATTTACTGATAATGCTCCATGGGATCTTCATGATATTAGACTTGAAGAATTAATTGAAATATGTGAAAAATATGAGTTAGAAATAAAAGATGGATATGAATATCCAATTAATTCTGGAATGATTTCGCTTGTATATAAAGCATTTAAAAGAAGTGATCATACTCCTGTTATTATTAAAATGAAAAGAAATAATATTGAAAATAGATTAAATGATGCTATAGAAAATTTAAAGACATTTATGTATTTGTTATCTTTTATACCAATTATCCACAAATATCAGATTTCAAATGTAATTACTACAAATATTGAAATTATTCGCCATCAAACTAATTTTAATGAAGAAGTTGATAATATTAATAAGATTAAAAATAACTGTAAGCATTTAAAATATGTAAAAATTCCAGAAGTATATTTAGATGCTACAAATGAAAACTCTAATTTTATTTTGATGGAATACATTGACGGTAAGAAAATTAGTGAAATTGCAGAAGAAGATTATTATGCCTTTTCAAAAGTTGTATTAAAATTTGGACTTCTAACAACAGTTATACATGGTGCTGCTCATGGTGATTTACATAGCGGAAACATATTATTTATCAAAGACGCAGATGATAAAAAATATCCTCACAAGATTGGAGTAATTGATTTTGGAATTATATATGACATTGACCCAACATATAAAGTAATGTTATCTGAGTTTTTTATTAATGTATTTGAGAGAAGTGCTAGAGAAAGTATTATTTTAATAGCAAATTCTGGTATGGTTGATCCTCCAAATATTATTAATCATTTACCAAAAGAACATTACGATACTATTATTGAACTAGGAACAGTAATGTTTGCTGATGTTTTAAATGGTTCAAAACAGGCAAATCAATTAGAAATTTATAAATTTTTATCTAAGGTAAATGAGTATTTGAGTAGTCCAGAATTAGCTAAATACGGTATTAAACCAAGCGACAATTTTGTAAAAATGCAATTAGTATTAGCAATGTCACATGGTGTAACTTTGACACTTTGTAAGGATAATATTCTTGGATTAACTAATGAGGTTTTAAATGAATTATTTCATACAAATATGCTTATAGATTGATGAATAAATAGACTATAGTTTATATTTATTAAATATTTTTATTAAATATTTTTATTAATGACAACATTTTTCGATATATTTCGAATAATTTTATCTTCTTTTTCCAAATCATTGTCACCAGAACCACCCATTGACTCTATAATCATTTTATTGTATTGATCTGAAAATCTGGAAGCTGCTTTGATACAATCTGGATGCGCTTCTTTAAATTTTGGTATTAGCCTCTGATTTTTACCTGCAACTCTTTTAATAGCCTTTCTTAACTTTTTTCTTTCTTCATCTTCCTTTTCCCATTTATTTTCATCTTTAATATATAACACTTCTCTCTTTTTATCTGTACAGTGAACTGGTCTTTTTTCAACTTCAAGAGCATTTAAGTTTTTAACAATTATATTAGAAATACCATCTACATAACCAATGTCACCAACTTTTTCCAAATCAGAAAGTTGAAGTTTTATAGAGTCAACAAAATCCATAATATTCATTGCGTCTTTACATGTTTCATTTAAAAAGAATTGAAGATTAAAAGATTTGTTATGAGAATTGGTAGTATTATGGGAATGATTAGTTGTTCCATTTTCAATAACTTTTATCATAATATTTTGTTGCTCCATCATTAAATTTTTAAATTCACTATTTTCTTTTGTTATTTCAAAATTCTGTTTGATAAGCATTAAAATTAATTCATCTTTGTCATTTATTTTATTTATAACTTCATTTGTATTTTCATTATTACATACTTTTTTGTGTCTATAAAAACTACTATCATGTTTATAAATTTTACCACATTCGCATATGAATGTATTTTGAATTTCTGTAGATTTTTCACTAGCATTAACTAGCAATTTACTAGCATTTTGATACTTTTTATGTTTTTCAGTTGAGATATGTTTATTATAATCTGTTAATTTACATGTAGAATAGTAACAACTTTCGCAATAATATTTTTTGTCGATTTTTAGTGATTTTGTACTAGCCATTCTCTCTAATATAATGCTAGTAAAAAATCTCCTAAATCCTTTTTCTTAAAAATATAAAAAAAAATTACCGTAACAAATTAAAAAATTTTTTTTTACTCTGACACCTTAATTTTTCAATATGCAGTGGCGGACATTTTTTCGGCCGGAAAGATTCGGCTTTTTTGAAAAATGGACAAAAATAAATGTCCATTTTTAACTTTTCCAAAAAAGTCTTGGAAAAAAAAAGAGAAATTCGCCTCTACATGTGTAGAACCTCTTTTTTGGCACTTTTCAGAAAAGTCCTGATTTTCCCTACATTATGTAGGGCCACGGACCTCTTTTCTCATTTAAAACTCCAAATTTAAACATATTTATAATTACTTAAAAATTTTATTATGTAATTATATAATGAAATTTTTACATTATTTATTATTTATAATCAATATCACTAAAGTTGAAGTTTATTTTATTCAAAACCAATACAAACCAATATGTAATAATTGTAAATTTTTCATTCCAAATAAAAATGAATGTAGAAAATTTAAAGATGTTAATATAATTACTGGTAAATATAGTTATGAAACTGCTATCAGTGTAAGAAATGATGAGGATAAATGTGGAGAATATGCGTTTTTATTTGAAAAAAATAATTTTAAATTTATTACTATTCCTTATTATTTTTTATTAGAAAATGGTAAATTAATTTTTATTTTAAGTTATAATTTTTTCCCCTTTATTCTATGGTATATTTTTACAAAATAATAATTTACGAGCATTTTAATTGAGAAAAGGTATAAAAGGTGAATTTTTAAAGTATTTTTAAAAGTATTTAAAGAAATCTTGTTCTTTTATTTAGTAGATGAACATTATTTTAGATATGGACCAAACATTAATTCATAGTAATTTAAATAGTTATAGCATATATGCTGATCCAATTCCTAGACCACATCTGAAAGAATTTCTAGAATTTGTATTTGAAAATTGTAAAAATGTAAGTATATGGACACATGGATTAAAAGAATGGTATGATGTAGTTTATGAAAAAGTTTTTAAAGATCTTATACCACAAGGTAAATCATTTCATTTTGTTAGAACAAGACAAACACCATTAGGAGATTATAATGATTTAATTCAAATTAACAAAAAACTTAGTGAATTTAATTCTAATATACCTTCTATGAGATTTCTAAAACCATTATTGGTAATATATAAAAAATATCCAGATAAATATAATGAAAATAATACATTTATTATAGATGATAATCCAATTACATATTCAATTAATAAAGAAAACGCAATCGAAATTAAACCATACAATGGTATAGATAATTTAGATACTGAATTGCTAAGAATTATAGAATTAATTAAAAAAAAGTATTTTATATAATATAAAATTGAAAGGAAATAAATACTTAATCAAATATATTACATTATGAGCATTAATATATTTGATATATCCATGAATAACCCAACTTTTATATTTGTCGATGGTAGTTATTACAATTTCTATCGATATTTTGCGCTTTTACAATGGTGGAAAAACGTAAATCCAGAAGAACCTCTTGAAGATCCTTATCAAAATGAACAATTTGTAGAAAAATTTAAAAAGATACATGTAGAACATTTACAACAAATATCAAAAAAACTGAAACTACATAAGAGTATTAATCCTATTCTTATTGTTGGAAAAGACTGTAAGAGAGAAAATATATGGAGAATGGCACATTTTCCAAAATATAAAGGTACCCGACCAAATGGTGCTAAAGATGGTTTCATGGGTGGACCTTTCTTCAAAATGGTTTATGAAGAAGATTTGTTTTTAAAAGGAGGTGCAAAGGCTATTTTAAAACATTCACAATTAGAAGCAGATGATTGTATTGCTCTTTCAGTAAAACATTTAATAAAAAAATACACAGAATGTCAAATCTATATTATTACAAGCGATCATGATTATTTACAGTTAAAGTGTCATAATGTTCATCTGTATGATTTAAAATATAAACCATTAAAAAGCATAACTGGCAATTCTCAAAATGATTTAGAAATAAAAATTATAATGGGAGATAATAGTGATAATATTCCATCAGTTTTTCCAAAATGTGGTCCAAAAACAGCACAAAAATGTATTGATGACCCTTACTTCTTTAAAAAAAAAATGGTAAATAATGAAGAATATTACGAAAACTATAAACGTAATAAATTAATTATTGATTTTAATAATATACCAGAAGAATTACAAAAAGAATTTTATACTAATATAGGTGTTACACAGATATAAATTTTATTCAAATGGAGTAATAGGTAAATCATCTCTGACAAAATATGCGTGCCCTTCACGTGTCCATTTTACAACCATTGTAATAATTTCAACACCTGCTTCTATACCATATTTTATTGCTTCTCTATATTCTGGATCAATAATAGAAGGTTGAAATCTATTTACATCAGGTCTTTGTATTACATAACACATAATACATCGTGTTTTAGATTGTTTCTTAATTAATGTAAGTTCTCTAATATGTTTGAGAGCACGGGGACTTACTGGGTCGCTAGTTTTTTTTCTATATCCATCTGGAAAATAAGCAACCTTTGAACCAATTTCTCTATCATGGTAAGGATTTTCACCAAGTAATTTTTTATCCTTAGCACTTATATCTTCATAATCAGCAAGAGGAACATTTTTTACCTCCATAATAAAAGGTAATCCATTGCTATCTATTCCAGTGAAATCAAATCTAGAGTCAACTTGTCCTTCTACATAAATACATGTTTCTCTCTTATAACGTTTTACATATTGAAGTTTATTTAAAAGATTATTTTTTAGAGCAATCTCCACTAATTCTTCTGCTAATTTAGGATGTATTCCAACAATTATTTCTTCTGTTTTTTTCTTTTCTGGTTCCCTTATAACAGAGAGAAAGATACTATATTGACATATTTGTTTTTTATTATTAATTTTAGTGATAGGCGCCATTAATACAGAAGCTCCTTGGTCTGCCAGACCACAACACCCTAAACAAGCAGTATGTCCTAGAACTTCAGTATCGCCGTTAACAGGAAGAATATCCGCGACATAAGGTGTTTTACAAAACTTAGAAGGCCGTTTAATAACAGATCCTTCTATTAAATTATCAATTGTATATAATTTTGCTAACATTGTTCTTATACTTATGTAATATGATATAATACGATATAATATATCATATTTAGTAATTAAATAATATTAATCAATTTTTTATATAAATGATAATAATATAGTATTATTATAAGTATGGCTACTATTCCAAATGAATTAAATATAACAATTAATACAAGTATTCCGGGTTTTCAAAAAGTATTTTATAAACCATCAATGACAATAGATAATATAAACCCAGATGATAATTCTGTTAGATTTAACCCTTTAATAAAATTAAACAAATCTGTTATTGATAAAGTTCCTCAAAATTTAAGAATTAAAGAATTCTTTAATAAAGGATTATTTCAAAGTTTGTTAAATTATACAAATGGTATACCATCAAAAACATTAACTTTAGCTACCCGTTATGGTTATGTAGATAATAATATTAAATTAACATTACAAACAATATTTCCACCTGGTAGTATAATAAAAATTGAAAAAAAACCATATGTAATTTCTGATTTGCAATGGACTTCAGGTGATTGGAAAATTGATATAAAACAAAAAAAAGAAGAAATAAATATAAGTAGAATAACAGACCCTTATTTATATCAATCAATTATTAGACAAAATCTTATTAGTGGACAAGAACAATTACAAAATTTATCACCAAATTTGGCTTATGGTTCTAATTTTACAGGAGCAAGAGGTCTACCATCTACAGCAGGACCAGCAGGACCAGCAGGACCAGCAGGACCATCAGGACCATCAGGACCAGCGGGACCAATAAGATCTCCAACTGGTCCACCACCGCCACGACCGTCACCACCAATAATAATAAATCCACAACCAATAATAATAACACTTCCGCCAGCACCAGGACCAACACCAGGACCAGGACCAACACCAGGACCAGGACCAGCACCAGGACCAGCAGCAGGACCAATAGTAGTTCGTCATATTCATGAATATCCCCCTGCACCACCAGGAGGATGGCCACCATTACCACCTGCACCGCCAGAAGGATGGCCTCCTTTACCACCGCCTCCAGTTCCAGGTGCTCCTGCTCCTTCAATACCAGAATTACCACCAATAGATATAGATGATATAGCTGATTCTGGTAGAATGGATGAAATAAATGAAGAAGACTATCACCCAGCACCAGAAGTTGATTTAGTAGCAAATACCGTGCAATCAAGAGTTTTAAAACCTTATTTTAGAAGTAATTATTATTTTTTATTAAATATAATATATCAAAAATTTGCTAATAATATACAAAGATACTTAAATCAAATTTTAAGAACAACTACTGGTGTTAATGTACAACAAGAAAATACTAGTTTGAGTAAAGATGCTTATTTAGTAACTGTAGATGGCTTAAGAGTTAATAAAAACGCAGCTGATGGTAATTGTTTTTTTCAAGCAGTAGCAGATGCTATAAATTTAAATAATTTTAATAATCCTTCAGATAATAGGATTATTCACGGAGTATATGGCAGAGGAAGCACAATATTTACTCAATTAAGTATAAGACAATTTATTGGTGACTATTATTCCAGATTACCTAATTTAGATGACTATTTTTTAAATGCAACTAATTATGCAGCTAATTTGAATAGAATGTATTCAGATTTTATTGCCCAACAAATTGCTTCTGGTAATCCAGTAGATTATTTAGTAGAAGCACAAAGAATTTATAGAGAAGAACCTAATTTTTTAGTAAAATTTCCAGAAGAAGTTGACATAGATAGAAGTAATCTCGCTAATACATTTAGAGTAATAGACAGAACTCAAGTTGAAGCTTATATAACAAGTCCAAATTATTGGGCTGGACAAGAAACTATAGTAGGATTAATTGAAACATTAAATATAAATACAATTGTTATAGAAAGAACACCGGAAAATACATTTACTATTTTTCCATTTGGTAATTTAAACAGTGATTATTTTAATAATTGGAATAAATACATATTTTTATATTATACACCAGGACATTTTGAGCTTATAACATTTAAATATATAAACGTAAACTGGGGACCAACTGGTAGACCATTAGGTCCACCAGTTACAAAAACTATAGGTTTATTTTTTAGAGAGAGGCATTTTACAGGTTCATCAATACTACCTCCATTATATATACTATTTTTAATGTATGTTACTTCTTATAGAAGTCTATCAACAGAAGAAAAATCAACTTATTCTATATTTCAAGATTTAATGAATGTATTTGATATTAGTTTATATATGATAGCTAATGATCTAACGCCTCCAATGATGAGTGATGCGGAATGGGATCAAATATTAAGACGGTTTTCAAGATATTTTTCAGATAAATTTCCACATAATCAACCATTTCAAAGAGTAGCTCGTCCTCTTATAATGAGTGGCGGCGTAACATCTAGATATCAACAACCGTATTATGGAAATCAAAAACCATATTATGCTCAAAATATGGTAAAAAAAAATCAAGAATATGATCTATCAAAATTAGCTTATTCTATAACTATTTCTATGGAATTATATCCTGGAACAAGTATACCTAAAGATGAATTAAAGAAACTACAATGTACTAGTAAATGGAACGCAGTTAGAAAAGCTTGGGCAGATTTTACAGGAAAACCATATGTAATAAAACCAGTATATTCTATGTTGGATAAAAATAAAACACAAAGTAATAGAAATGTTCAAAATAATAATAGAAATGTTCAAAATAATAATAGAAATGTTCAAAATAATAATAGAAATGTTCAAAATAATAATAGAAATATTCAAAACAATAACAAAAAAAGCGGTGGTTCAAAAACACGTAGAAAAGTTTGATAAAAATAAATATTAATATTTATTTGATTTATTTTGAAAATGTTACATATTATTTATCATAATTAAATTTTTGAAAATCAAATTTTTTAAATGTTTCTTTTTGATGTTTTTGTTGTTTTTCTCTCTTTGCCTTTTCTAAAACAGAAATAGCAGCCGCTAATTCAGGTTCTGTAACAAGACCATCATCATTTGTATCTATTAATTTATCAAGTATTCTATATTTATGAGGAACAATACATAGATGACTTTCTTCATTAAATAGAAATTCAGATAATATAGTAAACACCGCAGTTAATCCAAGCGCAGTATATATATCACGAGTACCCATCCATGCCATAGCAAATACTAAAAGTTGTTTACTTACAGACCATTTCATATATTCTTCTGTAGACTTGCTAAATTGAATTTGAATAAATTTGGATCCAACGTTAAGAAGAATCATCACTATACCTGCAAAAAACTTACTATTATTCAAATACATAACACGATGATTTAAATATGAAATACTATTAAACAAAGGTGTAAATATAGATGTACTGCCACCTACTTGTTTTGTTTCTATTATTTTATTACTTGTTGGAGAATTAGTTGTTGGAGGAATGGAAGCCATTATATTAAAATAACATATTATTATATTTTTACATTATTCCAAATTTTCTAAACAGATTACTAATATTAGATGTAGTTTTATTGTAAAACCCTTCACCTATTATTCTAGTATTTCTAACTATAGGTCTATAAATACCTTTTATTGACGGTGTAAATGTTTCTACCGAATATATTGTATTATAATAGGAAAAAAGTAAAATAATTATAACTAAAATAGAATTATATAAAAAATACTTCATATATAATTATATTTAAAAAAATATTGTTAAAAATTTAAACAGAAGAATACAAACCAGAAAAAACTGATTTATCACTGGCTTCTACATTATCTGGTTGATTACGTGCGTTAGAAAAAACAGGAACTTCATTAGAACGTTTACCTCTCAATATAGTTCCTTCTCTATCAACTGTATTAAATCCTTCACGACCCATAAAGGTTTCAGTAGAAATAGGAGCAGTAGCTGCAGCAGCGGAACTAGATGTTGTAGTAGCATTTTGTTGAGCTAATTGGTCTATTGTATTTTTAACTTCATCTTTTTTTTGCGAAATAGTAGTAGCAGAAATAGTATTAGAAGTAGGATTATCCAAAGAATTCGTAGTTGTAGATATATTTGTATCTGTAAAACCTTCAAAAAAACTAATTTCGCTTTGGTTAAAGATTATTATAATAAATAAGACAGCGACAACTCCAAAAATTTTATGACACCAACTAATTCCTAAAATAGCTAAAATAAGAAAAACTCTTCCTAAATGTGTATTTATTAAGAAATCAAAAAGTCTTGATTGAGTTAATAAAATAATAAGAAGTAAAGTAGTAACACCACCTATAATATTTTTACTTAATAACTTAAAGGCCATATATAAATATTCTTATATAATTATTTTGCAAAAAATTAATTTCAGTCTGTTTTACAAATTATTATCTAAATTTTTAATAAGAATGTCTTTAGCAATGTTTGCAGCTCCATTTGATGAAAATTCTAATAATGAAACATTTACAAATAATAATGACAGTATACTAAATAAAAAACGACAACAAACACAGAATAAAACTCATAATAAAACTCAAAAAATGTATCCTAAAGAAAATTTTGATACAAATAAAGTAAATAATGTTTTAGAAAAAATCCATAACAGTTTAGATGAAGATGATGATGACAAAGATGCTTTTAATCCTCCACCAAAACCTGAGTCTATCGGCACTCAGAATACAGCCAAAAAAGAGCAAATGATGAATATGACTTCAAATAATGACTTAATGTTTAGAACATTAGGCAGAGCTCCTCAACCTAATTATGAAAATACAGATGGGTTAGATTTAAATGATTATACCAATTATGGTGACAGCAAAACAAATGAAGAGTATTATAAAAAGGTTTTACCAGGTTATACAGGGTTGCCACCAAACTTACAAAAAAATATGAACAATAAATCTTATTATAATCATGCGAATTATCAACCTCCTGTATCATCTAATGAGGATCTTTTATTACAAAAACTAAATTATATGATTACTCTTTTAGAAGATCAACAAGATGAAAAAACAAACCATGTAACAGAAGAAGTAGTATTATATTCATTTTTAGGAATATTTATTATATTTATTGCTGATACATTTGTTAGAGCTGGTAAATATGTCCGCTAATTCCACCTTTTCCACCTTTAGAAAAGGTGGAGCCAAATTAATAAATAGAGGATTAAAGATTTTTATTTATTTTACTCCACTTTTTTAAAAGTATACATAAATGAAACATGTATACTTTTATATTTCTTTATTATTTTTTAAAATTATAGATGCTTTTAAACCATTTATAACAAAATATATTTCAGAAAAAACAACCCAACGCATTATAAAATCATTATCAGGATTATTACAACGTATTCCATATATAAATAATAGAGTTTTAGGAAATCCTATTTCAGTTATAGAAATGGATAAATCAGATTGTGATATGAATTCACAATCTTGTAAAATAAAGATGATTGTGCCAGGCTATATGGAACATGATCCAAAAGCAGAAGCAGAGAAAAAATATATAAAATAAACTATTTAAACCAAACACATTATATAAAAGTATCATTAATGGTAAAATATATTATAATTCATAATACACATAATGGTTGTTATGATTTTCAATGTTATGAAGATCCTGATAAAAAACTGCGATTGACATCTATTACAATTAATCCGCCAAAAATATTTATGTTTGATACCAGAGAGCAAGCACAAGATTTTTTTGAAGAATATATTAATGATGTTGATTGTATTGATAATAAGTGTAAGAAGGGTGAAGAAGTAGAGCATGTTAATTATTGTACGTGTGGTATCATAGAGTTGGATGATGATGAAAACCCTATTCTATTTTATAATAAGAAAAACCAAATATTTTTAATGGAGCATGGACCGCAAATTTTTTTGCCACCTCAGGAGTTAAAAAATGATGCCAAAAATTTAAACTTAACAAATAAATTGATGCGTAAATGTAAATCGCTCGGTCGTGAACAAAGAGAAAGATATATTGAATTGGGAAAATATTGTCAAGAAGTTCAAGCAAAGAAACTAGCAAAAGAGCAGGAAAATGATAATGAAGAGGAAGAGGAAGAGGAAGAGGAAGAGGAAGATAATGAAGATGCTAAGAGTTCTACAAGTAGTAATGATAATAATGATACCTAATAATATTAATTAATAATAAGCACTTTATTTGGAGAAAAAGTAGGATAAGCAAAATTATAAAAAAAATATGCGGTTGGACTAATTATAAAAGGTTTTGTATTTAATATAATATTATCAATTACGATATTATTATGTGATATATTTTCAATAGCCGCAAACCCAAAATAATTTTCTGCCGCAATTTTCCAAAAACTTATTTTAAATCCTTGAATAAAAATGTTGTTTTCACAATTACAAATAGACGCAAAACAACTTAACACTTCTAGTCCTTTTGTAATTTCAGTACAAGATTTACGAAAAAAATAAGCACAAATAATATTATCATCACATAAAATAGCAGTTATAAAAATATTTTTTGTTTTAATTAATTCTATAATATTAGTAACTTCAGTATTAATAATAATGTTAAATTGCGAGCTATTTTCTGTAATAAAATTAAGTAGAAAATGAAAATTTTGCGGATTTATATCAATCAACTTATATTCACCAGATAATTCTGCGGGTTTTGTCCAAGTCGTAACAGAAAACCCGTAAGTAGAATAAACACACAATGGAACTATACCAGTCAATTCCTCTTCTCTCTTAAAGAGAGAAACAACTATTTTTTTATTAAGTTGTCTTTGATTATAATGATGTGTTTGTATTAATTGTGGAGCAATACCTTTTTTTCTATGTAATTTATCTACGCATAAATAATCTACATAATAAGCTTTAAATTTTGAAGCTTTAAATTTTGAAGCATTATTTTTTTCAGAATTATTACCACTATTTATCATAATATGAATAGGTCTAGATGTCATAGCGCCAATAATTGATTTATCAGTTATCATAGATCCATTTTTAGTATCAATCATATGATTTTTTTCAAAATAAAAAGATACAAACGGTTTATCATTATGACCATAAAAATATGGTGTTATATTATTATTATTTGGAGAAAAAATATTATCTTTATTTTGAAGGTAATTTTTCTTTATTAAATGAATAAATCTTTGTATCTGTAATGATGTCAATTCAGAATACACAATAGTTTCAATATCTTTAAAATTAGTATATTTATTTCTCTCTGGTAAAAATTCATTTATTATTCCTGGAGGATTAATCATATAACCAATATCATATATATGAAAAACTGGTTGAATAGCCCAAAACCCAAATTTAAATCGGATGTAAACATAAATAACTATTATAATAAGTAATCCAAAAAATAATATATAAGATAAATATTCTAACATATTATTTTAAAATTTTATATAATAGAAATATTATCGCATAACCTATAAAAATAGCTAAAACATATTTATAATTTATTAGATCATTTGGCTTGAATATAAAATAAGTTAATAAAAAAGCAAACAAAAGATTTATAAAATTATGAAAACTTTCTCTCAAACTTTTATAATAGCATAATTGTTTGATAATATAAAAAATCGCAAAATAAAAAATCAATATATTAGGTATAAATTTAATACTTAATACGTTTTTAATAATATAAAATAATACAAATATTAAAGCATTAAATATTATTTCAATTATTAAATTAATTGTAACTTTAATATTTCTAATATTACTATCTATTTCAGTTTGTTCATCAAATATTTTTTTTGGAATTATGTCTAATATAGCTTTACCAAAATAACTATATATAGATAATATTATTAATACTAATATGGTTATTAATGGAGAATTATTATAATTGAGTATTAAACCAAATATTATAAATACTAATAATGACATAAAATGTTCCTTCATAAATTCTAAAACATTCTCTCTATTTGACATAATATATTATAATATAATATAATTTACAATATATTATAATTCTTCAAGGGTATAGGTATAATTCTTCAAATCTTCAAGCGTTTAAACAATTCAAATATGTTCAATACATTCAGGTATTCAGCGCAATTATTTTGACAGTATTTATAAAATATTAAAAATAAAATTTTTATACAAATTAAAGCTAGTAAAAAATTAATTAAAACTTCTTCACATTTTTCTAAGGATATAGTATTTATATTTAAAACTGATTGTGCTAATTCAGTTGAACATGGGAAAAAACTATTAGTCTCTAATGGTGTTATTAAACATTCATTTAAACAAATATAAGAATATTTTATAATTATCATAAAAATTAATGTAAGAATACAATATTTTAAATTACTTGAAATTAATAAAATTATTAGCAAATAAATAAAACCTATAGTATGTACACTAATAAAAAATATATTTAATAATATATTGGACATGATTTATATATAATTATATATAAAATAAAACTACAAAAATATAATAGAAAATAACAAGGCAATAAAATAACAAGGCAATAAATAAGACAATAAGACAATAAATAAGACAATAAGACAATAAATAAGACAATAAAATAACAAGGCAATAAAATAAAAAGGCAATAAAATAACAAGACAATAAATAAGACAATAAATAAGACAATAAGATAATAAGACAATAATAAATATAACTTAAGATGGTTTAACAAAAACATATAAATATTGATTTTCATAAGCGCATTTAACTAGATCTACTTTACTTTGAAGAATAAATCCGCAATCTTGAGCCATATTAACAATTGTAGAAGTATCTTCCATATATAGTTTTTGTTGTTGTTTACGAACTTTTCCATTATCAAATTTAAATTTTTCATCAAAAGTAGCTAAATCATTATCTTTGTCTAAATTAAAATTAGATTCATAAATAAAATCATTAAAATGAACTTTTGTTTTAGTAATTCTCTCCTTAGCATATTTTTGTGGGGATACAATAAGAAGCGGATTACCTGGCGGCAATATAGGATCAAATGTTTCTCGATCAACAAGATGGACTATTAACCAGCCTCCAGGCATTAACCAATCCATAGCATTATCAAAAAAATGCCTTTTATCTTTAAAATAATAAATTGTAAAATACAAACACAAAATATGTGTAAGAAAATTAAATTTGAACAATCCATTATCTAAAGCATTTCCAACTCTAAAATCGCCGGATGGATATTCTTGTTTAGCCTTTGCTATCATAGCAGGCGAAATATCAATACCTATTACATTTAAATTTTGTGATGTTAATTCATTAACATGATGACCTGTTCCACATCCAATATCAGCAATTATACTAGTTTCACCTGGTTGAGTACTATTTCTAATAATTCCAATTTCATAATCATTCTTAACAACATTAAAAACTAAATAATCATAAATATTAGCATAAAAATCATCATAAACAGCATCACCACTTTTAAATAAAAATTTTTCCCTATCAATCATACTTTCCTTAACAGGTATTATTGATCTAAAAAATACAATGAGTATTAAAAGTATAGCAATAAAAACCAAAATTTTACCAAAACTAGATAATTTATTATAAAATTGAATTACAGATTTAGCTATTTTCATCTATATGTATTGTTGTTATTTTTTTTGTATGTTTTTTAATTATATGGAAGATTCCGAAATTAATGATATAAGAATCCAGAGTGAATTTAAAGGAATTACATTTTCAAAATTTAAAAAGACTGATGTTAAAAAGGAATTGCTAAATAGTTTGATAAATTCAAAAATAGAACCAGCATGTTATTGGTGTGCTGAACTAATATGTTCAGGACATTATAGTGATTTATGGGATATAATTATATATTTTTATACAAAACATATCCATTTAGGAAATCCTAAAATTGCTATTTATCTTGAATTAAGAATAACAAATTTTAAAGATATTGTAACTAATGGATACTGTGATAATGAATTAAGAATGAGAAATAGTGAGAAAATAAGGCGGTTATTTGCAGAAATAATGTGCGTTTTATGTGATGCTAAACGAAAACATAGTTTTGATAATGTAAAAATTAAAAAAGATGATTTTGATATGACACAAATGCGTGATAAATTTAAAGCACCAACTAATAAATATGCGCAAAATATTTTTCTAGGAGAAGACCCAAAAGAATTATTCCCAGCTATAAATGAAATTGGGTATAATATTTCAGAAGAAGGTAAAAATATAATGAATGCATGTTATTGGATTGAATGGATAATGGAATTTGAAACAATTTGTAAAGTAAAAAAAGAAAAAATAATATGTGAACGACGTAATTTTTCAAAAGTAGATACGAAGTTACAAAAAGAAATCATTTGGATTATTTGGGATCTATTTTTACATGAAGCAGAAATACGCGGCAAATTTATTAAAAAAGTAATTGATGCTTTATTTTCATTATTTACGCTGAAATATGTTACTGGTTGTCAAAAGAAAAGAAAAAATATATTGTATTTTGCGGTGTCTATATTATGTGAAAATATAAATAGTAATGAAGAAATTATGAGACCATCACAACAAGAATTAGTTTCTAATATACTTAAAAAAATAAATCTGATATATAGTCAAATAAAGAAAAATGAAGAAGCAACCGGAACTGAATATTTATTTAAAGATTTGAAAACAAGAAATTTAGAAAATACTATTGAAAAACTAGAGAAGATGAACTCTTTTGGAGAGAATTTTGTGCCAAGAGTATAAAAATTGTTTGTATCTTTTTACAAGCCTATAATAAATATTTTACAAAATATACTTAAATATACTTAAATATACTTAAATATATTTATTCATAAAATATAATGATTAATACTATTTTTTATACATTGATCGGTATTCCAACTGGATATGGTATAAGTATATTTATAAATGATACTTATAATATATTATATAATACAAATATTTCAAATACTTTGAAGTATAGTATAATAATAATGATAACATTTTTTTCATTTTTGAGAGGATATACAGATAATGATTTAATTACAAATATTTATCAATATTTAGATTTATAAAATTTAAATTTTTAAATAATATTTAATTATACTATATGGTAAAATTTATTAATAAAAAAAGTTCTAGAAGAGAAAAGACAAAAGGTCGTAATACGCGTAAAATTAGATATTCTACAAGTTCAACTTTATATCAATTTCAAAAGGAAATAACAGTTGTTTTTTTTGAAATACTTTTAATGGTTAAACTATACCACTGGAAAACAACTAGCTATGCTACACACAAAGCAACAGACGAATTATATACTAAGCTAAATGAGAATATAGATAATTTTATTGAAGTTCTTTTAGGAAAGAGTGGATCAAGAATAGATTTAATTTCACATAAAAATATTCGTCTTGTTGATTTAAGTTCATCTGAGTCATTAAAGAGAGAAGTTGACGCATTCAAGGGTTATTTAGTTGGATTGAATGATAGTAAAGCTATGAAACTAATGTCAAATACAGATTTATATAATATTCGTGATACCATTTTAGGCGATTTAAATCAGTTCTTATATTTATTAAGTTTTAAATAATTTAATATTGTAATAATTATAAAAATAATATAAACAAAAATTGCTGCGAATTTATAATAAAAATTAATATATATTTTTATTATAATGGATAATACTAAATATCTAACACAATCAATATTACAATCAGGTGAACCATCCGTTCCAAGTGCTAGTCTTGATACATCATCTTTATATAGCAGTGAAAGTAGTAGCGAAGGGTTTTTTGATTTTTTTAAAAATATTAGTCCAACTACATGGCTAATCATTGTATTAATTTTAGCATTTTTAGGATTTAATATTTTTATTTATTTAGCAAAAGGAACACAAGATATTAGTAACTTTTTTGGTCCCTTTTTACAAAAAATATTTGGAAGCACTTTTGCTGTGGCAGGTCAAACTATAGATGTAGCGGCTGAAGGTAGTAAAGCTGTTGTAAGTGGAACTGCCGGTGCCATAAATACTGGATTAACAGCTCTTCAAGATATTACACCCAATAAAGCACCAAGTAGTGTTGGTGGAGTGCCAGTTGTAAAGCAAAATTCAAGTCAAGTGGATAATAATACATTAAATAGAGCTTTGAATACATCGCAGGTTCAACAAGCACCCACTTCAAATGATCCACAGTCAGATCATGCGGATAGTTCCATACAAGGAGGAGGAAAATCTGGATGGTGTTACATAGGCATTGATCGAGGATTTAGAAGTTGCTCACAAGTAAACGATACTGATATCTGTATGTCTGGTGATATTTTTCCAACACAAGAAATATGTGTCAATCCTCAATTGAGACCTTAAAAATATAACAATATAGAAATTCAACTATATTTTTATATATTATTTAATTATTTAATTATTTAATTATTTAATTATTTAATTATTTATTGATGTAACTGTATTTGATAATTCTGATTCTATATTTGTTGATAATGATCTAAGATTAATGTTATTTTCACCAGTAAGAACATTTAAAGTATATAATGTAATTTGATAAGAAACTGTTGTATACAATTGACCATTTAAATAAATTTTATAACTTGAAATAGGAATACAATTACTATTTATATCTGTCCATGAAATAGTTGATGTTGTGGAAGTGATTGATACTAATGATAATACAGGTGGAATTGGAGTAATTGCACTAACAAACCCTTTATACCCTTGAGGCCATCCATCTGTACTATTATTCATGATATAACGTGGCTTAGGAAACCATGTTTGAACCTTTGTATTCCAGCATAAAAGTGTTGGAGGTCCAGGAACATCTGAGCAATAGGATGGATTACAAATGACAGCCGATGTTTTTCCAGCTTTAATAATTTTACCGGTACATTGATTTGAATATGTTCCGCAAACTAAATTACCACCATCTTGTAGAATATTACTAGAGCAATCAAAAGGACTAGCAACATTATATTGAAAAGGCCCAGAAATATTATTGGGTTGTCCAACAAGTTGGTTAGGAAATGGAAACGTATTATAATTGACCCGTAATAATCCAGTTGTATTTGGATTTGTGTAGGTCTGGCTTTGAGTAGCAAATACTTTTGTTCTATTAGGACCCATACACTTGGCTAATTGTGTATATTTTTGAGATTTAGTCAATCTAGCACTATTATTTTTATATTGTAAAATATTTCCTTTGTATAATAATTTCTCTTGATAATTTGCTTGAGCAAGAGATACAGTTTGATTTGTTAACGGAATATATACATTTATATAATTATTACTTATATCTGTATACGTACACTGATTTTGAACCCTGCTCCAAACTCTAGGAGGCAATGGTAAATAATTATATGTGCTTGACATTTATATATAGATTATTTATTAATTACTTTTTTATATTAATTAATATTTTATTTAAAACTTACTTATCTTATACAGTTAATTTGCCAGGATTATAAGTATCACCAGTTCCATAAAAGAACCAACGCAATGATAAATAATCAGCACGATCATTCATTCCATTTGAACCAATCATTTTAGTATTAGGACCATTTTTATATAAATTTTGTATAGCAGCAGTTCCTAAAGCATAATTATAATACCATAAATTAGAAATATAACCAGAAAATCCACCATTCATAGCTACATAAACATTACCATAATTTTGCTTAGGAACACCAATCAAATTAATACTTCTAGAAATTGTTCCATTAATATAAACATCTAAAGTGTTATTTTGACAACGAATAATAACATTTACCCATTTATTCATAGGTATATTAGGAATTAAAATTTCTTCATTAATTACATTAAATGTGTTCATGATAACTACAAGAGTATTTGTATTTGGAGCAATATACAAACCAGGGGCATTATTAGGTTGTATTAACCCATTTGGATCTAAATTACTGTTACCCTTGCTAAAAATATGTTTATAAATGCCTGCGTTTGTTTGTAAATCTTGTATAAAAACCCATACAGACCATGTAAACTCAACACCTTCGTTAGCATTAACAGAACGATAAATAGTAACAGATCCATTATTACTAGGGTCTTGCGGAAATATAATTAATTGATTTGCTTCAACCATACCATCAATAAGTTTGGGAGAGTCAGAAGGTTGTAATAAATAGCCAATAAGAGAAATACCAAGTCTTAAAAAAATAACAAATCCAAAGATAACCAATAATAAAAATGCGAATTTAATTACTAAACTATTTGAATTTAAAAAATCTCTTATTCCAGAATTTCCTTTAGCTGTTGAAAAAGAATTAAATGTTTTATCCATTATATATATTAAATAAATAAGAAAAAATCAGATAAATGATTTAAATTTGCTAATATATATAAATAATTATATAGAATATTTAATATACAATTATTTATTAAAATATAATCTATTATACAATTATCAATATGTTGTATGTTAATTTTTTAAATTGTAACACTGCTTTCAGTATTTCCATTTTTAACTAAAGATATTTCAACTTGATATTTTCCAAATAAACTTAATGAGTTTGAGTAACCCTTATTATAAATATTCCAAACTTCTTGAGGATTTATCGAATTAGGATAATATTGTAATTTAGATGTCCATCCATCAAATCCACCAGCAGGGGTAATATGAACATCAGCATTATTATTAATACTAGCAACGCCTGGTAATAAACAGGTTCTTACCAATTTACCATCAATATAAACATCCATGGTTCTACCATACACACTAACAACTAAATTTACCCATTTTTGAATTGGGACATTTGATACAGAGCATGTATGAATAACTGTGTTACCACCTGCAGTTGTAGGTTGCTGATTGGCACCTGGAAAACATCCTAAAGAAATTTGAATATTATTTTCAACAGCACCTAAAACAACCGCAGGACAAGGATCTAAACCACTAACTCCTTTAATAGATCCACCTCCAGAATTGCTTAAAGCTCCCATTCTACCAAAAATAACCTTAGGTTCTCCATAACGGTAATTCCAGTCATTAACATAAAACCATATAGAATAAGCAAAATTACTAGAAGGAATATTTGAACCATTTGTTGCTAAAGTAGAAGCACTAATTGTTGAAGCAGTTTGTCCATTCTGAATACTTGTAAGAGTATAAGGATCTATAAAAATATATCTTAATAGCATTAAAATAAGAACAATTACGACAATTGTAATAACAATACTAAGAGGACTCATTGTATAATATAGATTAAGAAATTTTCTACTTAATCAATTAATTAATTACAAATTATCCTGAAGTAACTTTAATTATAGATGAACTAGCTGTATTTATGTTATCTTTCAAAATTGTTTCTTTTGAAGTGCTATCAACAACGGGTGGATTATGATTTTTAACTACATTATAAATAAAATATAGGTTCATAGAATTTAAAGCATGTCTAAAATAAACGACATTACAAATTCCACCATTTAATCCATTTTCTTGTCCTATTGTTAAATTATCTAATGTATGATATGGAACTACACCAATAACAGATTTAACTAATTCACCATTTAAAAATATATCTAAAATTCCACCATTATAATTTAATATCATATTGTTCCATTTTTGTAGTAATACATTTTTATTTTTATAAAGTATTCTGTTTCCATACTCATCAAAATCAATTAATTTATTATCTGTTGTTTTCTCAAGATCTTTTTGATCCATTGTGATTATGAGTGATTGTGTTTTTGTACTATAAAATACATTAGGTTTGTTAGCATAATTCAATATAGAAAAATTTTTGTCTGATGGTGTCATGTTATTTGGTGATGTATCAATATAAAACCAAAATGATAATGCGTATTGATAATCATAATTTTCACTATCATTTAATTCTTGATATGTTCCTAATGTATTTGAAACATTTAATTCAACTGGTTGATTTACTAGTTGTTTACCCCCTTGTTTATTTATTACATTAAACAAATTAGGCGATTTAAAATAAGCAATAATAACACCTACAGTTGCCAAAAGCATTAATAAATTACCAGATGTTTCACGATTATCATTTTTAAATAAAAATCCACCAATACTATCAAAAATTCCACTAAAAATACAAGGAATGTATAATAATGTATTTAAGATTAACATAAAAAAAGCATTTTTGTTACTATTAGCTACTGGTAATTTAACAACAAATATTTTATATATAAATCCTAAAACTAAAATAACAAGCACTATATTTAATAAAAGAGTAGTCAAACTAGATGATTCTCCAGAATAATTTTGAATATTGAAAACAATCCATGCGATAATTAATCCAGATATAACAATACCAAATAGAACTAATAGTGATTTTTTAAATAAATTTAGTTTGCTAGAAGCAGCACCTGTATTTGTAGCTCCTGAAAATAAATTAGCACCCAGTAAAATAGAAAAAAGAATACATACTATTAATATTAAAATTATTACAGAAGATGACATATCTTTATTACTAAAAAATCCACCTGGATAAGTAGCTATAGATATTGTTATACCAATAAGAAATAACAAGAACGCAATACTACCATATGATGAAATACTTGTAAAATTACTTAGAAAATTACTAGTTTTTGCTCCAGGTTCTGGTTGTAAAATTTTGTCAGGAAGTGTTAAAACAATAATTAAATATAAGAAAGCAAATACAGCAATAATAATTGTTAATAATGAAGTATAACCAAAATATTTTGAAATATAACCACCTGGGTCTGTGGTGTAATAAATAATAAATAATGTAATTAAACAAAACATCATTATCATCATTTTTACTCTCTCATAATTTACATCAAATTTATCTATATAACTATATGACGCGGATATATAAAACATAATTGCTGCTATGATTATTGTAGCAGGTAGAATTATGTAAGAATAATTATTAATTATATTACTAGGAACTATTCTAAAAAATAATATTAGGAATACAGTATAAATAATAATATAAGTAACACTACTAATTTGTCCAAATAATGTTTTTACATCTTTAAAATTTGGTAATATTCCAATACATAAAGAAAGTATTATTAATCCAAAAAAAAGTATAATAAAAACATTTTTTATAATTTCTTCTTTTGATCCAGAACTAGGTACATTTACTTTATACATAATTAAAAAAATACTTATTACTAAAAATAATATTAGTAAAATTACTGGAACAAATATTTTTGGTGTTTTAATTTGAGGTAGAACATTTTGATTATTTGTTGTATTATTCATATATTACTATAATACTATAAAATATTTAATGATACTAGACTAAACAAAATAATTGCCGCAAAATTTTGCCTATTAGTCATTAAATTATATCATTGAATATTCAAAATGAACAAAATTAAATAGAAATATATTTCAATTCTATATTTTGCTATACTTTTTATAAAAGTATATTACATATTTTCACTTGCGGTCTTTTTACCATGACAATTACGACATAAAGCAATTAAGTTTTGAACATCATTACCGCCTCCATATTCTAAACGCACCTTATGATCAATTTCAAATGTATGATCTAATTGTGCTTGACAATGTCCGCATATCCAATCTTGATTTGCTGCTACATATTTCTTTTTTGTCTCACTAACGGAACGTTTTGTTGCACCTTTACCAGAAGATTGAATTCTTTTATCTCCACAAAATCCTGAACTCAAATTTATACCATTAAATGATTCCATAAATGAACATTCATTTCCATTATCTTCATTTCTAGATGTAAAATCAACTATTGGACTTAACATATCCATCGAATTTTTATCAATTGGCATAAATTTTACAAAATTATTGGCACATAATAATAAATTTCTACCTTGGTCTGGATTTCTTTTTAATAATATGTATATACCGACACCTAATATAACATAAAAAATCATCTTATAATATTTTTTAAATGACATTAACATTTTTGTATATTTTCCATCCGAGTAAGCATTATATACAAAAAAAGCTGTTAATCCTAATACAAATATTTCTAATCTCATATATATTAATAATATATTACTTAGATGAATAGTATATTATTAAAGATTTAAAATTATTGTGCTACAGCCTTTTTATTTCTTCTTAGGATCAACAGGAGTAGTCATACTTGGCATAGCTCCCATAGTTGGCATAGCTCCCATAGCTGGCATAGCTCCCATAGTTGGCATGGTCATGGCCTCTTGTCCATAAGCACCTTGAAGTTGTAAGTTGCGAATAATTTGTTTTTGTTCTTGAGTTGTATGATAAATTTTCAAAGAAGCCAAAAGTAAAATAATATAAGGTAACAAAACCAAAAACCATGAAACACTTGTAAATCCCTTCTTACATAACCATCCTAGAACAAAACTCCAGATAAAAGCAAAAATAAGTTTAATTAAAATAGCAATAAATGAAACACCACTAAATAACATAATAATAGAAGCTATAACAGCAATAGCAAAATAGATTTTCGCAGGAGTGCAAAGTTTACTAAATTCTTTGTTCATTATTTATATAATATAATTATATTTTTATTTATGATAACATTAAATATTTTTTTAAACGACGTGTTCTAAATTTTCTTTGTCTCTTAAAACTTAATTTTGAAACCGATCTTTTTTTTATAGTTTTATCACGTTTTTTTTTTCTTATACCGCTAGCTGTTCCATTAAATTCATTATCTATTAAATTTCCCAAATCCTCTAAATAACCAACTAAATCATCAATATCAATAGGCTCAGTTCTTTCTGAATACAAATATGTGATAAAAATACTTTGTAGTAAATTTAACATTTCCATTTGATTATCAGTTAATTTATCATAATTTTCAAATAATAATTCTAATAAAGGGTAATAAACGCAAATAAATCCATAAACATCTATAATTTTAATAAATACATTATCTAAATATTCTCTCAAATTTAATGATCCATCTTCTCTTAATTTTGTAAATTTTTCTAATATAGCAACTATATATCTTGTTATATAGTCCATTGTAAAATTTGTTTCTACAAATTGACCCTTAGAACTCTCACTAATACTTGTTAAATCCTTACTAAATAACATAAACATTATATCATTTATAAACTTATAATGCCCTGCCCCTCTCTCTTTTATCCATGAATAAATAAAATCAACAACAAATGGTTTTAAACTATCAGGATCTGTTTCACCTCCATCTTTAAGATATTTTGTATATTTTTCAATAAAAGAATCAGAAAAAATAATTATGGAAAATGGAACATTAAATTGTAATGGACGATTTCGCCATGATTTTGGAAATTCATTGTCTTTAAATGGTTCATATTCTGTTGATAATCCCCAATCTATTAATCTTGTAAATAATTTGTCTTCTTGTTTTACCAAAACATTGGAATCTTTTATATCACTATGAAATACAAATTTTTCATTCATTGGAATAATTCCATACAATAATAACTCGATCATTCTGTTATTAAAGTTGTCTAAATTACCAATTGAACTTTGACTAAAAATATAATCATCTACTGGAATTCCACCATTTGGCATATTCAATAACATTAGTTTATCCAAATTTGTATTCACATTTTGCTTGGTTATACCATCTTTTTCTAATGCTTTACATTTTCCTACAAAATTTGATAAATCTGTTGCTGTTAAAGAATCTGGTCTACATAATGTAGCATCATATAATAAATAATAATTTTTGTTATTATGAACATCCTTTAATTTTTCCTTTATTAAATTAATTTCTTCATATTCTTTTACCGCGTGTCTCTCTGTCATTAATTTTGATATTTTTTTAGATTCTCTTTTAGTTGAACCTTCGCATTTTAAAACAGGATCAAAAACACATCCAAACCCTCCAGAACCTATAATTTTTCCTCCTAATACTTGACTTTGTTTATTTCTGCTACTATTTTTTTTATTTTTTTTATAGTTTTCTCTGAACATATATATATATATATATATGTATATAATATATATATATATATATATTAAATATACATTATAATTTATTTATCATATAAATAATATATTGATCCTGATATAACTAAAATAATACTAAAATATATTAATTTTCCTTTTAGTTTATTATATTCTATTAGTTTTTCATCATATGTTTTATATTCATCATAATATTTAATAAAAAATTCATTTAATGATATTTGTGGTTTTTCTAATTTTTCATTTATTTTATTATGAATAAAATGCATCCAACGCACAAATGATTCTCTATTATCTAAATATGGAGTTATAGGATATTTATCTATTAATTTACTAAATTCCCCTGATATTTGTTCTACTGGAAGAAATAATGACAAGTTTTGAATAAATTCATAGTATTTCTTCTTTGTTACAGCATTTGGATGATGTGGATATGTCATCGCAAGTGTATGTAAAAAAAACCAATAATGGGGTCCCCATACTTTTGGATCTAGATATACAGTCGGCATTAATATTCTACTTTAAAAAAATTTTTGTTATTTATCGTATATCGTTTTATTAATTATTAAACTAATATAAAAACTTGTATAATAATTATTATAATGATCGCTAATCTTGCGTTAACTAATTATAGACATTTATTCTATCATATACCACCTATGTTAGCAATTGCTGGATATTTAAATTATCCACAAAATCTTCGTCTTCAACCAACTATATTACATATTTTTTCGGTTGCTCATAATACTGGTTTAATTATATTTAGTGGTTGGACATTTTTGTCTTTATGTAAAATACTTTATGATAATGGAATTGTATTTCAACCTAATTATTATTTTAGTATCTCAACATTTGATAATATTATTTTTTATTTTTACTTATCAAAATACTATGAGTTTTTTGATACATTTCTAATTTATTTAAAAGGAAAAAAACCAGTGTTTCTTCAAACATATCATCATATTGGAGCTGTTATATCTTGGCATTTATCATATGTATATAAAATTGAAGGTGTTTGGATACCTAGCTTAGTTAATTCATTTGTACATACAGTTATGTATTCCTATTATTTGGGATATTTGTTAAAAATTAAACAAGTTCAATTTATGAAAAAATATATTACTTCATTACAGTTATTTCAATTAGTTGTTCCAAATATTTTTGGACTATATTATTATAGATATACCGAAGTGCCTTTTAAATATAATATTGTATTAATACTTGAACTATACATAATAGGATTGATTTTATTATTTGGGCGTTTTTTTTATAATAATTACATCACATTATCTGAAAAAAAAGGAGTATAAACTAATAATTATATTTATTATTTAATAGTAATAAATTGATTAATACATTGACTATAAGTATTTTTTTTGTTACAATAATTAAACATACACGTAGAAGATCCTCTTCCCCTTGTGCAACCCAAATTAATAGAAGCACCAATTATAATATTATTACCACCAAAATGTTTTTGATATAACCCTAAATTAAATAATTTAGAACCAGGCATATTATACTATAGATAGATATTTATATAATTGGATATTTTATAGATTTTTAAAATTATATTTAATATAATTTAAATATAATTTACCATATTTTACCATATTATTTAGTCATGAATAATAAAACTATGAGTATATGCAATAATTGTGGAAAATCAGGCCATTTATTTCACCAATGTAAATTACCCATTACTAGTTATGGAATAATTGTTTTTCGCTGTAGCAAAGAAGGATTACAGTTTTTAATGTTGCGACGAAAAGATAGTTTTGGTTATATTGATTTTATAAGAGGTAAGTATTCACCTTATAATATTTATCAGGTTCAAAATATAATTAATGAAATGTCTTTAGATGAAAAAAAAAGACTTTTAACAGAAACATTTGATAATTTATGGAAAAATATGTGGGCTGAAACATTAAACAGTCAGTATAAAAATGAAAAACAAATATCATCTAAAAAATTTGATATAATCTTATCAGGTGTTCAAGTTGATACTGAAATAATCACATTAAAAGATCTTATAGATAAAAGTAATACTGAATGGAGCGAAACTGAATGGGAATTTCCAAAAGGTCGCAGAAATTTTAAAGAGAAAGATTTAGAATGTGCTTTGAGAGAGTTTAAAGAAGAAACTGGTATATCGGAAAACAAGATTGTTATTGTTGAAAATGTCTTACCATTTGAAGAAATATTTATAGGTTCAAATCATAAGGCTTATAAACATAAATATTTTTTAGCTTATATGAATGATTTGGAAGATAATTTAAATAATTTTCAAGTAAGTGAAGTTAGTAAATTAGAGTGGAAAAATATAGATCAATGTTTAGAATCAATAAGACCATATAATTTAGAGAAAAAAGAATTAATTAAAAATATTAATAAAGTATTACAAGAATATAGATTATATTCATAATATATAGTATTATGACAGAAAATTCCAAAAAAAGTAAATTAATTATAGAAAGTTCTTCGTCTGATAAAACATCTACCAAAATAGAAGATAATATTTCTGAACCACTAACAAGTAAAACACTAGTAGAAGTATCTTCACCTGATAAATCATCTACCTCAATACCATCATCTACCCCAATACCATCATCTACTCCAATACCATCATCTACATCTGAAACGTTGTTAGTATCCTCTACAATTAATAGTATTGATGAAAAAGGTTTAGAAGAAGAATTTAATAAAGTAAATTGTAAAGACGAAAATTTTTATTCAAAAGATTGTAATAAATTTTTATTAAAAAAAGAATTAGTAGAGCGTAAATTTCTTTCTGAACATGAAGATGAAAATTCTTATTTATATCCCAATTTAAATGATACTGAATTTAATATTAAAATAGCAACAAAAAAAGAATTCAATGATACTAAATATGATGGTAAAATTCATGACAGTATTGAAGAACAATCTGATCTTTTAGCAAAAGCGGACTTTGAATTATCGCCTCATCAAGCTTTTGTTAAAAACTTTATGTCATCTCAAACACCATATAATAGTTTATTATTATATCATGGCTTAGGTACAGGTAAGACATGCAGTGCCATTGGTGTTTCAGAAGAAATGCGCGATTACATGAAACAAATGGGAATTAACAAAAGAATTATAATAGTTGCTTCTGAAAATGTTCAAGATAACTTTAAACTTCAATTATTTGATGAAAGAAAATTAAAATTAATTGATGGTGTATGGAATATTAGAGCATGTACTGGAAACAAATTATTAAAGGAAATTAATCCTATGAATATGAAGGGATTGACAAAAGAAAAAATAATTAGTCAAATTAAGAATTTAATAAATACTTATTATATTTTTCTTGGTTATGTTCAATTTGCCAATTATATTATTAAAACTATGAATTATACTGAAGAAGTAAAAAAACAAAGATTTCAAAAAGGAGAGATACCTAGTGGAAACAAACAAAATAAATCTAGAATTCAAACGCTAAAAGATGTTAAAATTGAATTAAATAGTAGAATAATAAAGCGCTTACAAAATGAATTTAATAATAGATTGGTTATTATTGATGAGGTTCATAATATTCGTAAAACAAATGATAATGAAAATAAAAAAGTCGCAATTAATTTGGAATTGCTTGTAAAAGCAGCTCAAAATATGCGATTTTTACTTCTCTCTGCCACTCCAATGTATAATAATTATAAAGAAATTGTATGGCTTCTTAACTTGATGAATACAAATGATAGAAGATGTAGAGTTGAAGTAAAAGATATTTTTGATAAAAATGGAAATTTCAAAAAAAATGGAGAGGAACTCCTAATAAGAAAAGCAACTGGTTATGTTTCTTTTGTAAGAGGTGAAAACCCATATACTTTTCCTTATAGAGTTTATCCTAGCGAATTTGCCAAAAAATATACATTTCCAGATATTAAATATCCTTCTTACCAAATGAACCTGAAAAAAATAAAACATGAGGATAAAAAACGCATTTTAAGTTTATATTTAACAAAATTAGAAAATTGTCAAAATTGTGGCAAATGTCAATACTGTGCATATAAATACATTATTTATAATTTAAGACATAAAAAAATAACAATAACAACAAAAACTGGTATTGTTAAAGAGATGCCCAGTTTTGAAAATATGGAAGCATTTGGTTATACATTACTCCAAATTCCTCTAGAATCATTAATTATTTCTTATCCAGTTCCAGGTTTAAAAGAAATATTAGATGATATACCAGTAGAAACATTTTCTGATGACTTTAGCGACAGCTTTTCTGATTTAAGTTCTATTGAAAAAGAAGAAGAACTAGTAGACGAGGCTCCAGGATTTGCCGAAGAAACATTTGTGGAGGAAACAGAAGATGGTGATGAAAAAACTGTTATTGATACTGAAAAGTCTTCTGAAAAAACTTTGGTTGATAGTAGCAAAATATCTAGCAAGTCTTCTGAAAAAACTTTGGTTGATAGTGGTAAAATATCTAGCAAGTCTTCTGAAAAAACTTTGGTTGATAGTAGCAAAATATCTAGCAAGTCTTCTGAAAAAACTTTGGTTGATAGTGGTAAAATATCTAGCAAGTCTTCTGAAA